AACTATACTAAAAGGAGACGATTGAATGATTGACACAGACAAATACGAAGGATTGATTGATGCAGAAGGCTACATTGACTACGATGGATTAGACCACTTACTCGCAGAAGTCAAGCGGTTGAGTGCATTGGCAGATGCCTTGTTTAATTTGATACCAAGTCATCTAAGCACAGAGGCGACTGATGTTTGGAACGAACACATGGGAGATGAAGAAGAATGATTGACACAGACAAATACGAAGGACATACAGAAGGAGAATGGAAATGGTACGAAGGGGCGAGACATAAATCACTCACTGGTAGTATGAGGTTACTGATGTTTGCAGAGGATGGAAACAACGAGCATCCAAAGCCAGCAGATGCAGCACTCATAGCAGACGCACCACTTTTCCTTGCAGAAGTCAAGCGGTTGCGTAAGGCGATTATTGAAGTTACATTTGATGAACATGAGAGTGTATATGAAATGAAACAGGCATTGGTGAAGGTGATTGAAAGATGATGTACGCTGTGTGCCATGACTGTGGAGTACAGTTTAGAAAGTTTTCAACTAAAGCGACCGATAGCATTTGTTACGATTGTAGAAATAGAGGCAAAGGCTCTAGGAGTAACATTTACAATCAGATGGAGAGGGCGCTAGAAAAAGATAAGGAAAGTGTAATCAATCGTATGGATTCTATAGAAGAGCGTATGGATTCGATAGAAGACTTGTTAAAAGTATTACACGAAGCAATAGGCGCAACTGTAATACCGATTGTAGAAGAACAGATGGAGAAGGTTGCCAAGGAGACATTTGAGACACTGGCGCATACGATTTCTGAACAGTCAGCAGGTGCTTACTCAAGGTCTAGGTCGGCTGTTAATTCAGTAGAAGAACTGAGCACGGTTATTAAGAATCTTAAATCACAGGTCACTCGATTTAGAAACCACATAAACAAATCAGTTATACCGATGAATAGGAGTTTGAGTAAAAAGTGAACCGAAGAGTTCCGGTTATAAATAAACAAGAGAATGTAGAAAACAGTTAGAGTTGATAAGATGAATATATTTGTATTAGATAAAGACCCAGTGATAGCAGCACGAATGCACTGCGACAAGCATGTGCCTAAGATGTGTGTTGAAGCAGCACAGATGATGGCATCAGCCCTGCGCCGACATGGTGCTACTGATGAGCAGATGCCACTTACTAAGTCAGGGACTCCTTACAAGGGAGGCTACGCTCACCACCCATGCACAGTATGGGCTGGTGATAGTGAGGCCAACTTCGCTTGGCTATGCACTCATGCAATAGCCTTGTGTAATGAATACGCAAAGCGCTTTGGTAAAAATCATGCTTGTGAACGACCTATACATTCAATGTTAGGTTTGGTATTTTTGTTTCCTGACAAATACCCAAGTCCTAAAGCAGCACTTACACCATTCGCACTGGCTATGCCTGACGAGTATAGACCACGAGGAAGTAGTGATGATGTGCTTTACATGGAAGCAGAAGGTGATGATGCGGTCAAAGCATACCGAGCCTACTACCATTCCAAGACATTCGCCAAGTGGGAGAAGGGAACACCTGCTCCCGACTGGTGGCGAGGCGTGGAGGTGACAGCATGAAAAAAATAGATACAAATGAATATATGATGAACAGAATGATGCAGTGGATTCTACATAGATATGGTGAAGATGTCTTGAATGAGATGTGCAAATCAATTGGCGTGGAAAGTATGAGAGCGTGGAGGTGACGGCGTGAGTGAAGAAATAACATACAAAGCGATATGGACTATCAATGGCATACGATACAAGATGTTTGTTAATGGTGTGGAGGTGACGGCGTGAGTAAGTTAAGAGCATTAAAGGGAATGAAAAGTGGCTATGAACAATCATTGAAGGAAATGAAGAAAGCACTTGACGAATTACAACTTAGATACGATATAATTCAAGAGCATTTAGAAAATGTTGAAGAAGCGATAGAATATGAAGAGGTGACGGCGTGAAGTGTACAAGGTGCGGGCATTATAATGAAACAGAAGAGGTATGGGTTGCGCTTGAGTATGAAGGACAACGATTTGATACACCGAGGTTCGGTTGGTATTGTTCTCAATGCAGATATGCTAACTTGGTTGATGAAGAAGGCGTGGAGGTGACGGCATGAGTAACAGTGCACTGAACCCATGCTACGCTTGTGGAGAACACATGCTGTACCTGTGGACTATGATGCCCGTATGCGTCAATAAAGAATGCGAAAGATGCGTGGAGGTGACAGCATGAGTGAACAGAGAACATACGATAGAACATGGGTCGAGATAGAGGACATGCTTGACCGAGCAGAGCGCAAGCAGAACATGCACTACACCAAAATGCAGAGGGGCAAGAAGGCCGAGCGCGTCTTTCATATCAGAAATTACAAGGCACTTGAAGGTGTAGTCAAGACACTGAAATGGGCGCTGGGCGAAAAAGGAATTGAACACCCTTTGGAATAAAGAGTGGACTGAAAGGTTCCGTTTATAAATAAACAAGAGAAGATAGAGAGTGATTGAAAATGAAGCATCCAATGAGACTAGACGAGATAGACGATATAATCAGAGCATACTTTACTGCTAGAACAACCGACGGCGAAGACTATGACGAGAACCACAAGGTAGTGGTCGATATACTTAGGCAATACCCTGAGTATGCTAACTACTACTTGACAAAAGAAGAGGCGAGCGACAAATGATTCATGGAGCAAAGTTGAGAGCATTGGCCGAGTTTATGATTTACGAAGGTATTCATAAGGTGATAGAGCACGGAGACAGGAATAATATGGGGTACAAAGCATCAGGGTATGAATATACAGAAGAAGATTATCTCGATGTTCAGGCATGGGTAGAAAGGAAATTGGGGTTGTGCTATCTATGAGCATACTATACTTAGATAAGATGCCCGACCAAGCGGCAAAGAAGTACCCTACGCACATGCTTGACTCAGCCATACAGTCGGTACTATCATCATTCGATGAGGGCGACTGTCTCTATGACTGGGTGCATGAAAGTAGAGGTAACTATGCTTGGATGGCTATACATGCACAGTCACTACTAGACACATGGTACAATGTCAACGGGTCACATCATCCACTAAAGGATAGTATCGAGACTATCTATTACAGTATAATTCCAGCGAGCATACCTAGCGGTATGTTCTCAGCCGTTCCTTTGGATTTACCATACGAATATCGTGCGGTGGAGTTCAGTAACGGAGAGGTGCATGCCTTGGAGTATGTACCAATAGATGATGCAGTAGAGTTATCGACACTGTACATAAATGATATGAAAGAAGTGAAGGAGATGAAAATATGAGTTACTTGAAGAGTTGTCCTAAGTGTGGTACGAAAAGAACCGAAGGAATCAACAAAGGCGGTACCTTTGAATTACAAGTCCGTTATGACAATTGGACTGGAAAAAGGATAGATTGGTTCTATACCTGTTGGGTATGTGAGCCTGATGAAGGGTTGGTAATATGAAATACGATTTGGAATACTATCTAGCATATAGGGATGCGAAGCAACGCCATGTAAACGATTTACAACAAATGTTTAACCTTGTGAATAGCCAGTTACACATGGCTAAATTACAACTTAAAGGAATTGAGGACAGAATAATTAAATTGGAGATGGAACAATGAATATGAAAGATTATGAAAAGCAAGCAGAAGAATTGACAAAACAAGCACAGAGATTAGAAGCGACCATGCTGACATTTAGGGTACTACAAGACTGCGTGAAGAATGGATTCGACTTTGATTACTGGCTTGATGAGGAAACTGAGACTATACATGGTACATGTCAAAAGAGCGGTATATCGTTCAAGGCAGAGAACTACACCATGTGGTTTGATGAGGATAATGAGGAGGGCTTCGGTGACCTTGCAGGTAAGAACTTGGAGGACATTGAAATAGAAATCGCCACCCTTTCTCCAAAAACCAAGGAAACGGATGAGAAACCTAAAGTTCCATTGGAAAATGAAGTAGATTCCAGCGGGGCATATCGAGTAGATGTGTCCGGTATTATTGGAAAGAAGGAGGCGACTGAATGAGAAGCACACAGTTTTGTAACATCGAATGGCTTGAGCATATACTATTAATGGCCAAAGCGTCAGGTCATACCCACTTCCGCATCTTACCTTGCGGTAGTTTCGCAGGGTTTGAGTTCGGCACAGCGGGTAAGGTAGGGTGGTATCGCCCATCCGTTGAGGACATGAGTATCACTGGTAAGGAATGTGTCGAGTACTTTTGTACGAACATAACTTGGGATGAATACATGGAGACAAGAGATAAAGCCATGAATGAGTTCTATGGAATAGACAAAGAGGAGGAATGAATATGAATATAGATAGATTAATGCATGCAAGTGTATGCTTAGACATAGCACTAGAAGCAGCAGAAGACGGAGATGAAGAGAAGGTAAAGGAGTTTATTCAGAAATGCCTAGATGATTTGGAGGGGATGAGATGACAATAACAAAAGCAGAACTAAGATGGAGCCAACTGATGACCAATCTTGAAGAGGTTGTTCACGCAGCACACGATATGAAAAGAGCAGGTGATATTACAGAAGAACAATATCAACTATTCAATAACACAATTGGTAGTTTAGAAATGAGAGCGAGGGATTTGAATGAATTATAATATGATAGCATTAAAGACAGACAAAGAAGGAAACCAGCACACCGAATACTATGTCGAGGTTGCTGAGAAGAACAGTCGTACATACGCAGTGCGTGGAGTCAACTCAATGGCCGAAGCAATTGCTTGGGTCGAAGAGAACGGCTACGACTCTTGCGATAAAGACGGTGTCTGTTGTGAAGAGTTGGATGGGTGGTGGAAACATCACCAAGCGTACAAACCTAAACCAGCAGGTGTCAAGAAGTATTCAGCGTGTACATTCAAAGGTAGGGTATTCAGTAAGCCTAGGAACGAAATTGGTTTCATGCAGCGACATTATTGTAACAACTACCTAGAAGGTCACGAGGGAGGAGTATGCCCTAAGTGCGAAAAAGTGCTTGAGAACGGCTACTCACTAAACCCAAAGGAGGAATGAATATGACAATGGATAATTATTTACTAAAGGCAGCCCTGAAAAATAAAGTCAGAGAGGCTTGGATAGACCTATGTATCTTTAACGATATAGATTTCACTAAGCATCATATCTACATGAACGACTACGGTACTAGGTTTGATGTACAAATGCCTGAGATTGTACCCGATGAGGAGGAATGAGTATGGGTAAGATGGGCCAACTACATACGATGCTTAGTGAAGGAGCCAGTGTTACTGCTGTGGCAGAACAACTACAAAGGTGGAACCGTTCTATAGACAGGCGCACTGCGATTGATAGCGCCTATCATTTTATGAAACAATGGAGGGAAACAGCGTGAAGCGAGTGTGGATTGTACTAAACAATAATGGCACGACTATTCTTTGTGACAGCAAACAGGAGATGGATTGCTATGCGAATCTATCTTCAACCCAGTGCCTTGAAGGGCCATATATCTTGAGCGCAGAGCGCATTAGACAAGAGCGAGGTTATAGCGTGGAGGTGACGGCGTGAAAGGTTGGGAACATGAAGAAGATAAGGACAAACATGAAGATGAATTAGACAGAAAAAATGCTCTAAAATTACCCTTTGTGAATAGTTCGATGTGCCCAAATTGCTCCGATGAAGACGAAGAATACGAGATGATGAAGTTTGGTATGAGCGATACGAACCCCTATGTGATAATGTATATGTGCGGGTGTTGTAGTTTCCAAGCCCTTGCTTCACATCAACCTCATACAGATGGATTACCCCATTGGTGGTGGGAGGTGACAGCATGAATGAAGAACAGGTTAAGAAGTTGAAAGAGGAAATTGAATACTTGAAAAGGCAGAAAAATTGGGAGCATGAGGTGTTAATGTACATGGAGGATGAGGATTTCTCATATGATAAGTTCCTGTATTATAGGGATAATGCAGGTTGGTGTAATGAATGTGATTCCGTATCAGTAAACGAACAGCATTTACAATTTGGTAGAACCCTTGAAAACCCTAATGCTGATGGTGAATATGAATGCTATTATTGTTGGGAAAAAATGAAGAGGTGACAGTATGAAGCGAATTAGCATAGAGTTGTACAATGATGACTACGGCGAAAGGCTCGGCCTCAAGTACAGTTATGACCCTGACACCAATGAACTGCTCAAGTCGACACTGGGTTTCCCTAAGTTCAAGTGGGATGCGGATAGAAAATTGTGGAGCATAGAGAACAAGAAGTATGTCATTGACGAGGCATGTCAGGTACTTGAAGAGTTGAACTATGATACAGAGTATATTCACAAACACAACGGAACCCTCCCCGAAAACCAGCAAAACAAATCAGAGTGTTGGACTGAGGTTAAGCGTACTAGGTTACACTTGCACTGGCCCTACATTGTAGACAGCGAACTGCGTGAAACTGTACGCCTTGCTGTGCGTAGCATAGGCGGTCGTAAGTTTCATGCTGACAAGAAGTGCTGGTCGATACCTGTCGCACAAGCACGCACATTACATTCACTTATTGAGGACTCCTACCCACCTTTGGCACAGGCTATCCTTAGTAACGAGGACATCAATGCTGATGTCGCAGATAGTATAGAGCGAGTGGAGATGAGTTCCGCTGCCGAATTAACCGATGAGCGAGTAGAGTCAATATCCTATAGACTGGATGACTGCTTGCCCGAAGACATGGAACTGTACCCTTTCCAAAAGGTAGCGGTTGCGTTTGCAGAAGCAAGTAATGGTATGTGTTTGATTGGTGATGAGATGGGAATTGGCAAGACAATATCCACCATAGGTTACGCTGCGATTAACCCAAAGGACAGGCCGATGCTTGTAGTCAGCCCTGCAAATGTCAAGTTCAACTGGAAAAAAGAAGTAAGTAAGTGGTTACCTACTGAGAGTGTGACGGTCATTACCAAGGGTAAGGAAACGATAGAAACGGCTGACATTATCATAATCAATTATGACTTGATGGTGAAGAAGCAAGACGAACTAATTGCACTAGGTCCTAAGTTGGTTGTACTTGATGAAGTACATTACCTAAAGAACAGTAGAGCAAAACGGACACAGGCGACTCTGTTAGTAGCACAGGATTCACCCAAGGTGATTGCACTTAGTGGCACTGCTATTAGCAGCCGCCCCTCTGAGTTCTTCAACACTCTGAACTTGATGCGCCCTGAGCAATTCCCTAACTTTTGGAACTTCGCACAGCGTTACTGCGACCCTTGGAACAATGGCTTCGGCTGGGATTTCACAGGTGCAAGTCACACTAAGGAACTCAATGAAAGGATTCGTGACTTATGTATTCGTAGACTCAAGAGCGAAGTACTACCTGACCTACCACCTAAGACTCGTACCTTCTTACCTATACATTTGTCTAAGTCTGAAAGGGAGCCTTATGACATAGCGCAAGAGGAGTGGGACAGAAGAATAGACGACCACTACCTAAACGGAGAGTCGCTACCAAAGGGCATGATGCTGAACATGCTCAATGACCTGAGACATATATGCGGGAGAATCAAAGTCAAGTATGCCATCGACTGGATAGGGCAGTATCGTGACCAAACGAAAATGCCGCTGGTTGTATTCACTCATCATCGTGATGTCATGGTAATGATAGGCGAGCAACTGAAAGCACTAGAGCAGTATGGAAATACCAAGCGAATAAATTACATCAATGGTGACACTTCTTCTAAGAGGAGGCAAGAGTTGGTTGATGATTTCCAAGCGGGTCACATAGATGTACTCATCTGCAATACAATTGCAGCCAAGGAGGGCATCACACTTACAGCGGCAGACACAGTTCTATTCATCGAGCGCGAATGGGTTCCGACTGACGAAGAACAGGCAGAGGACCGAGTCTATAGAATAGGACAGGAGAGCCAACATGTACACGCTGTGTACATATCATGCGCCGGTACGATAGACGAACACTTTGACCGTGTAGTTGAACAGAAAAGGCAAGTGGTTAAATCTGTACTAGACGGTGGAGATGTTGAGGAACGCAAGGGTCTTGTCAAGGAACTGGTTAGAAAACTTAAGCAAGAGCGTGCTTGGAAATACGAGGTGGTATGATGGGATTAACTAACAAAGACAGGTTTAGAAACTATGCAGAGCAAATACTATTGGTGGCTGAATCGCCACTACCGCACCATGCGATAAAGGACAGGGTGCTTAATTTACTGGAGAGGGAGGGTAAGAGTATCTACAGCATGGATAACATACCGTCAAGAGCAATCAGCACTTTGTTAAGAACAGATTCGCAGAAGAGATTTTTAAGAGTCAGTCAGAAACCTGACAACTGGATATTGAAAGGAGAGGAATAGATGGGAATAGATTACAATTTAGTAGGAGATACCGATAACGACATGTGGTATGATAACTTACACGGTATGTTGAAAATGCTTGATGAGATAATACGGATTTATGGTGATGACGAGAAAGCACTTAAGCACTTTGTTGCAGAGTTCATTTGGAAAGTTGTACAAAAGAATCTACCCTATACTACTAAGGAGGATTGGTCCGATGTAGGTACGATGGTAAAGTTTGCAAATGAACCCGGCATAAGTCACCTAGTCGCTGAATACAAAGTCCGTGATTATGGCAAGCCAACTGACTTATCAGAGTCCGAGTGAAGCCATCATATCATCAATGGCCGTTTGCCTTTGGTTGAGTCGCTCAAGGCCCTCTTCGGGATTTTTACTGAAATCGTAGAATGATTCTTCGATTGGCTCGGTATATTTATCAAATGGGTTACGGTCTACTGTACGAGCGAACTCTTCTAATGTACCTGCGGGTATGTTGTAATCTCTACCCAACTTACGAGGAGCAGGGCCTCTACCTTCGGCAGCCTCTTGCGATGCATCTAGGTGAGAGTAGAAAGAGGGGTCGTGTACTTGTACTAATCTCTGACTAGGCTCCCCTGTGACTATTTGTTCAGGTATACCCTGCTTAGTAGCACCCCAATTCTCCCTCTTCAAATCAGAAAGGCCCATCGCTTCTATTAACTTACCTTGGTCGCCTATGTCATAGAGTGCATCGGCTAGTTTCCTACCTCTTACTGTATCGGCGTACAGGCCAGCACCGCTTCTTTCCAACCCATCGACTCTAGGTTGGGTGGATAACATAGGTAGGCTAGCGGTGTTAACTTCACTTGGTAATTCAGCGGTTTGTTCTATCGGACTTTGGCCGGGGAACATAGGTAGACTAGGTAATTGACTAAGCAAATGATGGTAATACATGTCGTCTAATTGCCTAGGATTCTGCGATAGGTCACCTACCTTGACTACATCAGGGTTACCCGCTTGACCATATACAGACTGATTCATACCTGAACCAATGAAGCGCCCTTCACTGGGTTGAAATGCAGCCTTGAGAAGCAACCATGCTTGTTCAAATGCTCCGCCCATGTTAACCCCATCCCTTTCTGTCATTTAGTGATTGCTTGAAAAAGGCCACTGAGGAGTTCCGGTTATAAATAAACAAGAAAAGATAGTAAATACCTTTTTAGGAAACCAGCAAAACGGATGAGACAAGGAGACATATACATGGATGACATAGTAGTAATAGGAAAAGTAACGAGCAGTAGTGCTAGTGCTGTGGAGATGGAGTACCCATCTACACACGGTGTAACTAGCGTAATAGTACCAAGAACTTGCGTAGCACGCCTTGACAAGATAAGCAACGGGCGAATAGCAGTACTGGTACGGGCAGACGAAAGTGAACTTGGTGAAAAACTTAGTAATACACTTATGCACAACGCACCTCTGCACATAACAGAAGAACAAATAGGAATAGTGAATGCAATGGAAAACAATGAAAAATTACCAATAGACGAGCAAGATGAATTAGATGATGAAGTACCCATGTGGGTTAGTGCAGATGCACCTTCGATTACAGTAGATGGCGTGACCGTCAATGAAGCCACAGGCCCATTCGACGGTATGTTGTATGCAGGTGGTCGTGAGGAAAAGGCAAGTATAGACTGGGACTTTGACCCAGTGCGTAAGCCAGCCTTCGTGATGCACTCTGACTCAGATGACGGTAGGCAAGCGACTATAGCGAGAGTTAACAATGAAAAGGGTGAGCCTACTGCTTATCATATATTCAACCCACTTTACAAAAGTGAGAAAAGACCTGCGGGCGCACACCTCGGTACCTTTAGTGCTTCTTATTATCCGATGCCTTATCGTAAGGGATTCGGACCTGTACTTGACTTGGCCGCAAAGAATGGATGGCCCGCTCAAGTATTAGCATGGAACGAGGGCAAAGCAGCCGCTTGTTTCTGCGATGTCAGTAGTAGTGTAGATTGGGAAAAGGCAGGTAGAAGCCTTGGGGAGAAATGGCAAAGGCGAGGTTTCAGAAACAACGGTGAATACCGAGTAGGTATCACCATCATGAATAGTTTAGACGGCTCGTCTGCATTTAAGGTACAGGCCGTAGGTGAGCGACTAGTGTGTACGAACGGGCAAGTCATGGGCGACCGTGCTACCTTGGTTAACCTCAAACACACTAATGGCGTACTCGGTCAATATGACTTTGAAGGACTGGCTGATAAGATAAATGAAGTTATGGAAATGGCTGCAAAGGAAATCATTGTGGCAGAAACCATGAAAGATGTCGGAGTTAACAGAAATACATTTGAGAAAATAATGACGATTTGCGAGCGTGCAGGGTTGATTGCTAAGCCTACACTTAAGCGCAACGACGCTGGCGAAGTCACTTCAATTACTCGTGGTCACATGTGGAGACTCATGGGACAGGGCTGGACTCAGCCTAGCGAACCTTGGGTAGCAGTCAACAATGAGGACAGAGGCTCTCTTTACCATGTCTACAATGTCTTGACCGGTGCTATTACTCACAAGCCTACTTGGACTGATGGAAAGGCAGTGCTGACTGGCTCCACCTTGAACTTCAACACTTTCACTGACCGCTTGCAAAAGGTGCATAAGATACTCGGAGACATTACAACCAAGTCGGTCAACGGCGTATCTATCGAAGACCAACTAGAGAAAGTACCTCTGTTTTCAGAGGTGCTTCATTGAGCAGAGATTTTACAGGAGAGTGGATGAAGCCGGAGGACATTGACAGCGAAGGTAATTGGTTGCGTAAAGGAGAGCGCATACCTTTGCTCGGCTCCACTATACCTGTACCTGAGCATGTGAGGAAAGAGAGCGGGGGAGATGAGTACCAAGAGGTAATCATGATAACCCCTGCTAACAATCACTTTGATAAGTGCCCCCAATGTCACGAGACATTACCGGAGAGCACTGTCGTACTCGTGACTAACTATGCCATGTTGATGGCTACAAAATGTTGCGATTGGATGCTTTGGATGAAAAATGAGAGGGAGAACTATGGAAACGAATACGCCTGAAAATGTAGCACAAGATATACTGAACAAACTGAGGATGAATGCCTTATGGGAGCCAGCGGGCTTAGGCTTATCCTACATGAAAGTAGGAGAAAGTCAACTCAAACTAATAGAGCAACACAACACACCTATTGCTGCACAAGCAAAGGTAAGGATGCAGCACTTACTAGACAGCATAGGCTGGGATATAGACGACAGCGAAGTGAGTATGATTGATGTACAGAACCTAACACCACAGCAGCAGCATATGAAGGAGATGCAACTACGAGTCGAGGCTGCTCAGAAGTGGCCTTGCCCTGAGTGCGAAACACCTCTGTCTGCATTTCCCTTGGAAAAGGGACTATGGAACTTTGACGGGCACCAAGATATGATGCTACCTGATGGTGAAGTTGAAAAAGATGTAGAGCAGTGGAGCGTTATTATACAGTGCCCGGTATGTGATACACAAGTACCGATGGAACCTTACGACTATACCCTACTAGCAGGTGATGACTTACTCATGTCCTACAGAAGCGGTAATGTCAATTACACGGCACTGAGCCGTTTGCAGATTATAGAAATGGTGGATGCTGGACTCGGCAATGTGTTAGTACTAGGTACATTTTGCCCTACGACTGGTCTTTTGTTACCACCGCATGTAAGAGGGTCAGTAGTTATCTACGCACCTGTAGGAGAGGAGGAATGAATATGGAGGGATTTACAATAACATTCCACGCCAAGGTACGAGTACCAAGAGATTATGAAGTTGATGAATCGTACACTAGAGACGGTATCAAGTATACCAAGTTACAAGATGGAGGATGGATTTCTTCTATTGACAAGCGGTATATAGAGTGCGAATACGACGGATGCACCGAAGGTGCTGAGCATAACGGAGTACCTCAAGTCAAGATTTTCATACCCAAAGAGGGACAGTCTTTCTGTGGCACACAGTGCAAAGAGGACTATAGTGAAGAGGAGGAATAAATATGAGAAAAAGAACAGAACAAGAGATATTAAGATTAGTGCTTGAATATGAAATGGAACGAATAGAACAAACAGAAGGTGAAGGCACTAGGTCTTTATTTGACATCATAGTTGAAACTAGCCTTGAAGGTGACGAACAGCCTGAGCATGTGTTAAAATATGGGACTCTTTGGGTTTGGGATTTCAAAGATGCTAGTATAACAGATGAAGAGTTTTATGAAGAACTATACGCACCCGTAGAAAACCTAGTCCGTGAAAGAAATGGAAACCGACAGACAAGGCTTTTCAGAATAACTGACCGACTGATGGAGAAGCGAAAACAACTGAGGGAAACAGATGTCTGAAAAATTAAACGAGATAGTAGAACACTGTGGTTACGGTAGTGCGTTTGCACTATTGCGTGACAACATGACACCCGATGATTTGCTCGACTTGTTAGAGAGTTACATACATAATTATCCAACAGAAATTGAAGATGATGTAGAAGAGATTGCCACTGACAAGTACGAGTGGTTCGACCACGAAAGAGCCAAAGCAGATGCAGAAGAAGAAGCGTACCAAAGATACAGGGATGGGGATTAAGTTGTCAAATGTAGAGTGGGCTTATGGTGAGAAAAAAATTACTCCCAAGGTAATTCACATCAGGAGAGGGAATAAGATACTGTGCGGATACGACAACGAAGGTATCAGTTGGCATAACACTAAGATGAGCAACGAGTTTGCTGACACATTACCGACATGCCCTGAGTGCTTGGAGGCTAGGACATGAGTGAAGAGGTCAAGGCCAAAGAGTGCAAGAGATGCGGCGCTATCGAACTTTCTATAGAGGATACGGTACGAAAAAATATAGGCAGTATATTCTTTGACGGGGTACAATACCCAGCAGATGAAATATGCAAGGATTGCTCTTCTTATCTAATTAAGCAGTTGACTGAAAGGGCTTGGAAAAAAAGGTACGATTAAGTACAGAGGGGATTAGTTATGGCTAGATTCACAGTGAGATATTGTATAGTACGCAAGTGTGATAATTACACATTGGCAGGGTTTAGGAAATGCCCCCAGTGCATGGGAGGCATGACTCCTGACAAGCGTGGTGAAGAAGAGTGAGAGGCTTTGAACAGACTATCAAGTGGCGTGTCCCTGCTACCTCTGCCAAGTGGCGAGGTAAAGCAGAAGTCGTCATGAGCGTAGCCGACCCGAAGGGAGACTACCCTGCAACTATAGACATCAGAATCAGAAGAACAGAAGAGCATCCTAGCGGAGCAGGTTTCACAAGAGAGGGTGTGAGACTAAGTCAAGAGGATGCTTCGTCGCTATGCAAAGCAATTCAACACGCCCTCGCAGAACTGAGGGAAACAGATGACAACGATAGATGAAATAATTAGTGAAATGCAAGCCTTGAAGCAGAAGGCAGTAAGTTACGATAAGTTAGTTATTGAGATGAGAGAACTAAGACAAAAGGCAGCAAGTTACGATAAGTTAGTTAAAGACTTGGTGACTGTAATAGACGAGTGCCATTACAGATTAGATAAGGATAGACTTCTACCGCAGACATCTACCAAAGTCCCTAAGATTAGACATAATTATCCCACTCCTCAAGATAAAAAGTATCACGCTCTTTGGAAATGTAAAGAATGCGGTACTTTCAATGTCAGGACATCGAAACTCATCAGTCTATCCCCTGATGAAGTCTTCATATTCACAGATGAAATACAGAGTCCTTGCCCTAATTGCGGGTACAGACAAAGGTTACATCCCAAGAATACTAGATTGTATGCAGATAAAGTAGAAGCAAATCGCCATAAAGACTTTTTCCAAAAGCACAACGCTATTGAGTGGCTTGACTAATGGAGGAGGAATGATGCTACTAGCAGAAGCGGCTGACATCTCTGAAAATCTCAGGCGGCTGTATCGCAAGATGCTGACCGACCGTGAGAATCGTTCGATGTATTTTTCACAGGCACTCACTGTTATTCAACAGGCTACAAGGGATGTAGGAGATGAGATGGAGTCGCTGATAGATATTTTCTATCCTAAGTATTCCCGATACCAAAGGCAGTTCACTACTATACATTGGGTCAGAGGAGACCTATGTAAAAAATTATCAATATCCCCATTGGTGTGGGATGAGTCACTGGCAGGTAAGCCTATCATTCCTCTACTATCGTTAGAATCACCTGAGTATGGGGGCGAAGGGATGACAGTCAAACAAGCCCTTACTCTCATGCCTCGCATACAAGACCTAGGGTTCCTAGCGGTTGCTAACAAAATGAATGAGAAAGAGGCGTTGTTATTTTGGTCAAGGGCACTTGATGAAAGTCCGATGATGCCTGTTGATAGATTCCTCCAAATGGTATCTTACCTAGGAGACGGACACTCTCAGAGTCTAACGGCCGTCAGAAGGATGCTTGAGACTATGAGTCCAGCAGAAGTGCTAAACAAACTATTCGCAGAGGAAAAGGTAGACCTCGATATAAGGACCATGCAACCCGGAATCGCTTTCAAGGGTCCTATCTATAGAGCGTGGAATAAACTGGTGACGCCTACAGAAGTATACGCCGAGGTTGTATCAAAGCCAAGGAGATACCTGCACATAACTGAGTTTCCAATCGGAGTGTTTAAGGGTGTCTTGTACAATAGAGACCGTCAGGTTGTGGGAAAGTTGTCAGAGTCAGTATTACCTTACAAGCAAGAGGCTATCTTTGAAGTAGAGGCAGACATAACTAATGTCAAATGTATAACCGATGTCTTGTCAATAGGTGATGATTGGAATATACATAAGTTAGATTATGTCGACCGTATTTCCTACCTAAATAGATTAGAATTAAAGTGCCCTGTTAAAACTGGTAAGCCCTTATCAGCCTCTACAGATTTGAGCCATTTGCTTGAGTCCCTCGGAGAGCAAGAGCGATTGAGATTAACCAACAAGGGTGCGTTTAAGATAGGAGGAGAAGGCGGCTGGCTGATACTCAAAGACGCATTCCATATCCATTTACTAGTAAGTGCTATTAGAAAGGATGAGGAGTTCAACACGCATGTACGGCTCGCTGCTATGGATGGCTACGAGATGTATGAAGTAGGCGAGATGGAGATACCTGTAAGGCCAGCGCAGCAGATGAGGCAGCGGCTCGCTAGAGACGGAGTACTGGCAGGTACTGGCTGGCTACCTGTAGACGAATACGCTATGGTGGTGCTGTTAGAAATAAGCGCCTTTGACTTAGATTCACTTACGCTCAAGCAAGGTAAGTTAGAATACCTAGATGAGAGCATGGGCTACAGTGATGTTTCCCAATTGACTGATTTGATAGAAACGATAGACTGAGAAGTTCCGGTTATAAATAAACAAGAAAGGATAGTGAAGTGATGAATTGGAGAGAGAAGTACCGACCTACTACCCTGAGTGAGTTAGTAGGCTGTGAGTCGTTCACTGCTGGTGCCAGTGAATGGACCCTAGAGGCATGCCCCTCTAATCTTCTATTCGTAGGTCCACCCGGTGTGGGTAAGACCAGTGCAGCATTTGCTCTTGCTAAAGATATGATGGGCGAGTTCTTTGACCCTATGAACTTTGTAGTAACCAATGCAAGTGATGACAGAGGTATAGATTATGTTCGTGAACTTAAGCGCCTTAGCAAGCAAAAGGGCATAGGCGTGAAGCGCCGTGTATTCGTACTGGATGAGGCCGACAATCTAACTTCGGCAGCGCAGAAAGCCCTCCGTCAAATCATGGAGGAGAGTCACAAGTCTGCTATATTCATACTTACAGCAAATGACATCAGCCCTATACACGCTGCGATTAGGGATAGGTGCTTGACATACGAGTTCAAGCCTATACACCATACAGACACAGGTAGACTGGGTACTATCATCAATGCGGAGGGCAGACCCGCAGAATGGAACAATCATCTATCTATGCTTTTACAGAACTGTAACGGTAGTCTTAGAAAAGCAATTGATGTAATCGAGAGTATACGCAATGAACCGGATGCACTTGTGAATTACCTCAAGCGAGACACTAACTCACTTAACAAAGCAGCCCTAAATCTAATGGGTTCTGATTTCCCGCAGGTTACCGCCCTGCTCGTCAATTCGATGGAAAGCGGTTACAGCCGTCTAGGTGTGCTCAAGGGCCTTAGACAGCGTGCCAAGCCTCTCATGGAGAGTGAGAGTGACTGGCACACATTCATGCTCACATATGGCGAGTTCGTCATGCTGGCTACACAGTGGCCGGATGATGACTTGGCATTTGTTGAGTATTTTGTAGCAAAACTAAAGAGAAATATGGAGGAGAAATAGATATGACAGAAGATAACAAATGGCCTGACGCTTCGATAGAGCGCTTACAGGCATATGCAGATAGAACAGGAGTAAAGGTAGGAGAGGCCGTCAATGAGTTCAAGAAGTGGCTCAAGGCGGAGTTTTCTGTAGACAATCCGTTGGATGAAGACGAATACCTATTGGTAGAATGGACTGAAATGTTCGTAATTGAAACACGAAACTTAGGTGGTAGCGGCGGCAGTAGCCGAGCGACTTCTACTTATGTGGGTCACCTTGTAGGTATAGAAGACACCTCTCGTGACATGAGAAAGAGTGCTAGAGAAAATGCACTTAATATGTTCCGTGCTAATAGCGACAGAGCGATTAGTGAGAAATTAATCGGTATAGTCACTGCCAAAGAAGGTGTATGGCACATCAATGGAGAGGCAACTACAGAGCGAGTCGATGGTAGCAACTTACCTTGGTTCGCTCTTGAAGAAGGGGATACGATTTTATGTCTACTCAACACTAATGCTGCGAGTGCAAGTGTAGGTAAACCTATGGCACCTACTAGTTTCACACGCACTTTGTACTTACTAGGCTCCGAGGAAAAGAGCAACAAGATTGGCCTTTGGAGAGTTACACTCAATGGTAAGTCAATGGATGCTGAATACAATTACCACGAACCATGTAAGGTACAAGTTATACCACCTAAAGACATCACTAGGGACACGCTGTACACTAACAGGGATTTCCATACAACCATTGAATACACGGATTCATTCGTACCTGACAACCTTCGTCAAGAATTACAGGCACAGAGATTCTTACTCAACGAGAACATGCACGACGCATCGGTTGACTTGAGCGAACTAGCAGAAGCACACGCTGACCGTAAGATTAAGTTACCTAGCGGGGTTACACTAAACCCTACTATCATTGTGAAAGGGAATGTCAGTCGTTTGAATAAACAAGCGATGGATAGCGAGTATGATGCAACAGGTCGCTCTTACCGTATGAATATCACCAGCCTATCTCTACAATCTCGTAACGGTAGAGACAGCGCTCAATCAGAAGTGACCGTATGGATTCCGGGTCGACTACATGACGAACACCACCCATTTGAATACGAACTAGATGGGATAAAGGATAACTGGACTGCTTATGCAGAGAAAACACCGGTGATTGTATTCGGTCGACTTAAGATGCGCCCATACCAAGATGATATGTTACCAAGTATCACTGCACTGGGTATCTATGTACCGCCACGCACCGCTCGCCCAGCAGGTGGTAGCGGCAGTACAGACCTCAACCAATTCGGAGGTGATGAGTGATGGGAGGCTGGGATGCATTAGCAGCAGCACCTGTTGAAGAGGAGGCTCCGGTAGTTAAAGAGGTGAAAGAAGAGAAGGTGAAAGAAGAACCAAAGGCACCAATCACTTCAACTGCCTTTGTCAGCAAGTTTCCTAGCATAGACGAAGAGATGCTTAGTTTGGCAAATCCACCTAAGTTTCCACCGTCTAACATAATGTGTGGTATAGTAGGTCACGAAGGTGGCGGTAAGACAGGTATAGCGATGGATGGGCACATGCATAGATACACCGATGGCGAACTCATGTATGTTATCGACTTCGACAACGGAGCGATGGCTTGTCATCAGGCCCATTACAACGGTGACCCTCGTATCCGTATATTCAGACCTTGGGTCATGCAGGTAGAAGACCGCACTGCTTACAATTACCTCGCTACATATCAGCGTGTCATGGACTTAGCCAAATACGCTGTAGAATACGCTGAGAAACAACAAGAAGAAGGCTTCGATGAACCTATACTCAAGTCATTCTTAGTCACTGGCGTAGACCAATTCGATAGTGTCTGTATCAACAACATGAAGATATACGACTTAGAGATGAATGCAACGGATGCTATCGAGGCATCTGCTGCTAAACTTAACTCAGAAATCGGTTGGAACTGGAACATACGCTCTACTAGATTCAAGCAACTGACTGCTATCTGTCAGAAACTAAACGCACTTGGTGTAGATGTGTACTGGGAAACCCACCTCAAAGAAGACAAAGAAGGCAAAGTCGGCTTCGATGGTTGGAAGTTCGCATGGGAAAAGAGTGCTAACAACGATTTGTTTCAGATAATTTGGTGCAAGTCAAAGGTAATTCGTAACAATGACGGCTCTGAAACTGGAGAGGTGCGGCACTATGCTGACTTCTTCAAACAGAAGACCAATTCTAATCTCAAAGGGCAAGAACGCACTTACTTCGTAACGAAAAAGGGCGAGGATGCTGAATGGTTCGGGCTATCTGAACTGCGTGATGGGGTACTTTGAGATACACATATGGGGTTCTTGATAAGGTAATTGGAGTGCAGCCCTCCTAGGTAACTCTCAGGTTCTATCCATGCTCACCTGAGTTGCACCCCTCCCCCGCCCTGTGTATAGGAGATGATATTATGACTAATTTTACTATAAAAACCGATAATTTACAGAACTTTCTAAACAGCCTTGGTAAAGACTTGGCAGATGTTGTTATCAATGTGAATGACAATGGCATATCTGCGGAGGTTGGCAAGGACACTCATTACATAAAGCGGAGTATGGACTGCGGTGTTACCAAAACCGGCAGCATCAATATCAGCGACCTACCTAAGTGTAAGTCATTTCTGAACACATGTAAAAAGGTAGAAGTGTCAGTGACTCAGAACAGTCGCACAGGTACTTTGCACATTAGAACAGATGGGACTTCTTTACAACTCCCGACCTCTTCTTACATACAGTCGCAAGATAAGGTCGGCTTAATATCGAAGTTGATAAAGCAGTCTCAGGAAAACATGTGGCAAACATGGCACAGTCAGAAACTAAACTACCATGCAAAGGTCTCAAGCGATTCCCTCAAACCTGCTACTAACTTTAGCAAGGTACTAGGGGGTAAGTTTGCGTGCAAGACTGAGTTCGACCCACAAGGTAAGGAATTGGTGATTAGAGGCGGTACTAAGAGCAAGGGTACTATGTTCGTAAAGGCTCCTCTGTTCGACATCGCCTCTCCTTCAATATCTGCTAAGTCTGCTTTTGATTCTTGGTTACCTGAGTTACTAAACAACCTACCACGAGGCGACTTATACATATACACAGGTGATGAAACAGTATTGGTATTGGAGCAACCTGAGACTAATTTCCTAATGGTGGTTATCGACCAAGAATACGAGGAGGACTGAATATGATAAGACAAGGTACTAAACGGACAGGCGTTGTTTCAATGGGTAACTGCATTGTCAATGCTATGTATAATCGAATGGTAATTTTAGAAGAGCATTTGCATAAAGTAAAGGATAAAGACCCTGAGAATGTGAAAATATGCGTAGGCTCAATGGGGTTCAAATCGGATGACGGTTTGATACATTGGGAATATGGTGACCCATCGCGTACTGGTAATGATGGTTGGGACAACTTAGGAGGTATAGATGCTCACGCATGGCTTACTTACACTGATACCAAAGGCAATGAGATAATCATTGACCCTTGGTTTAGGGGATATGAGCGTATCTGTAACCTATGGAATGTTCGTGCCAAAGACAGGCGTAATTGCAGAACATATTTTCAGATTGAAAGCGCAGATACGCACGAAGTTATTTACATGACAATGGCTATTATGGCAGAAATGAAAAAGAAGGTCCCTAGGGACTTGAGCAAATGGCTCAGGGAAAGAAGGCTCGGTGAGGAGGAATGATAATCAATTTAACACCTCATGAAATAAACTTAGTTTCTCACGGCGAGAATGTAACGATACCAAAAGGAATATCAGTAGCAAGAGTGACTAATGCAAAATCGAGCGTTAAGCACATTAAGTACGATGGTCATTCAATACCAGTAGTTCAACTCACCGGCTCTAAAATCATAGTAAGAACTGGACTCAGTGAAGAAGATTGGGATAATTTTGTTAAGTTTGAAGAAAAATTACATGGAGATTGTCTCTTCATAGTGAGCCACATTACTAGGATGTACATGTCGACTCATACAGACAAAGTCCTCACAATCAACTCAAACTTAACCGGTCTAATATCTCACGAAGGTGCGTACATGGAGATGAAAGAGTGATAATCGACACATACAGACCTGACCCCGAAGGTCCTGACCATATCTACAAGAGATGGCGAGACTCAGAGGGCGCTCTCATAGAAGAGCACATCTCTGACTTCAAGCCCTATTTTTGGATTAAAGAATCTACTCCACCTCGTGTTGTTAATCGCATACTAGGTCGCTACCCCGGTTCAGAAATAGACTGGAATGATACAGCAGTAGCACTGCGTACTGATGAAAAGTTAGTCAAAGTGTATGCGTTTAGAACTAGCGACATTAGGCAGATGTGCCATGAGTTCAGAGTGACTTGGGAGGGCGACTTTAGCCTAGCAGATAGGTACCTTATAGATGAGATAGAGGAGATGCCTCAATGGAAACCAAGGGTATGGCACTTCGATTTAGAATGGGACCCCAAGACTGACGAGACTACAGTTATGGCAGTAATCGACAATTACAACAACCGTAACATAGCATTTTGCTGGCAAGATAATGACCCAAAGGGACTAGCGAATAAGTGGGAGACAACAGAGCGTGAGGTTGAATATGAAGTCAACGAAGTTCCTGTTAAGTTCACTTATGAGCGGTACGAATATGGCTCAGAGAGGGAAATGCATCAGGCTTTTATGAACTATATGGATGAATGTAATCCTGACATATTCGTGGCACATGCAATAATGTGGGCGGACCTCCCGCATCTTATCAGGCGTTTGCCTGAGTTTAGGCAACTAAGTCCTCTAAACCGTGTACTGCGACCACCTAACAAATCTGACTCAAAGGGCTATGACTATGTGGCCCAGCCGATTATAGGTAGGCTATGCTTTGACACAGCCGCTCCTATCAGAAGCGGTAGTGGGTTTGAGCGTGTATGGAAAGATAGCGGTCAGCCTCAGTTGAAGAATAGAAAACTAGACACCATAGCCAAAGCCTGTAACATGGGAGGTAAGTTCGACATGGATGTATTCACTGGATGGGCCGAGCGGTTTGATGACTATGTCGACTACTGTATGCAAGATACTATTCTACTCAAACGAATAGATGAAGACAACCATGTTCTAAACTTCTTCTTATCCTTACAAAGATTATGCGGTGTACGCTTCTCTTCATGTCACAATGTAACGAGGTTCGCTCGTGGCCTACTTAGTAGACGCACTCACTTGAAAGCCCCGACTAAGTCTAATCAGGAGAAAAGGGAGTACGAAGGTGCATTCATACCTCCGCCCTCACCGGGTCGATACGAGAGTGTAGCCTGTGTAGATTACAAGGGACTGTACCCCTCGCTAATCCTCTCGCATAACCTCTGCTGGACTACACAAGTAAAAGGTGATGTCCGATGACTATACACACACTACCTGACGGCTCTCGCTGGGACCAATCCAAGAAGGGACTTTTGCCTCAGATTGTAGAGGAAATGTTTGAACTTCGTGATGAGTACAAGCAGAAGATGAAAGAAGCAACAGACCCTATAGAAAAGGCCGGTTGGAATACAATGCAACTTGCTACCAAGCGCGTCATGGCGAGTCTATATGGCTGCGTTGCGAGTCCTTATTGGGGATGGTGTGACTTTGACATAGCGAACGCTATTACTTCTTGTGGCAGAGAGGCTATCAAGTTTCTAATGGAGGAGTCCCAAGCACAGGGTTACGAAGCCTTGTACGGTCACACTGATTCAGCATTCGTAAGCGTACCATTTGATGAGGCACCGGCACTAGCCAAGCACTTGACTGAAAAAGCCCAAAGCACTCTGAACGCCAGTCATTTGGCTGTAGAGTTTGAAGCATACATGCCCTACTGGATTGTAGGCGGTAAGAACCTGTACTATGGTATATGCTCATGGCCTCCCGAAGACGAGGGTAAAGTCAAGAGCGCACGATGGGGTAAAATCAGCACGCTGGCTCCCATTTCTAAAAACTTAGAGAATGATGTACTGTTGGCTATTTGTACAGGTGCAGACGAAGATACTGTGACTGATATAGTTAGACCATTAGCCAAAAGAATAGACAAGGGTACAGTCGAAATAGAAGAAGTCGCTGGCACCACTCGTATTCAAAAAGCACTCAATGCGTATGCCAAAAACGCAGGTGTGCCCGGAGTAAAGGGTGCAAGGTATTACAACGCACATATTGCTAAGAGTAGGACTGATTACTTCGGAGAGGGAGATAGTGTAAACTGGGTATATGTCACTAGTGTGCCCCAAGGCTTACCGCCCGCTGACATAGTTGCCTATAGAAACGAGACTGATTTAGAAGGGTTTGAATTAGATTATGAAAAGATGGTCGACAAATTGGTTAAATCTAAAATGAAAAATATATTCAAAGCGATGAATTGGAACCTTGAGTTCGCATCAGGCGCTGCGAGACCTAAGAGGTATTGGTGATAATATGAGTAGAATAGAAGATGATGTTTGTAAGAAGATTAAGGCCCGCTCAGAAGTAGGCAAAGAGAAGTATGGCGTGACTATGGAACAAGAGGTTCTATCTATACGCGAGTGGCTTGTACACCTACAAGAAGAGTTGATGGATGCAGCAGTGTATGTTGAGAAGTTATTGGGGATGGTAGAATGAATAAACCGACATCTGAAAGAGAATGTACTTGCGGGCGCATAGTCAAGGCTGATAATTGGTACAGGATGGCAAGTGGTCGCCAAGCGTGGGGCTTTTGCAGCACCTGTGGGACATCTCATGCTTTTGATGAATGGAGGGATAAGAGATGAGTTTGTTTGGTCAAAAGCCGTTTATTCAAGCAGATATGGATTATCCCAAGTGTTGCTTTGGGTGTGGATTACACCGACCATTGTTTACTATTTACGGGCAATGGAATTGGGACCTTTGTTATGATTGTAAAACTGAAATGCGTAATATAGGCATAGAGGAATGGTATAGAAAAAACATATCGAAGGAGGAGAGCGAATGAGTGACCGTTCTCATTGGACTCCTCTTGATTGGGCGAGCCTTAGATACCATCCATCAATCACCTGCGCTTGTTGTAATGAGCGATTTGCAAAGAATATACCCAAGCCTGTAAAATTAAAGGAGGAAAGCGAATGAGTGATAGAGATTGGAGCGCATACGCCAAGTCCACATATCAGTGGGAGCCGGGACATAAGTTACACCTGCGTATGACAAAGTCTAGCCTAACCAGTGACTTTGACTACTGCCCTAAGTCGTATGAGTACAAGCGTATTCATAGATTACCTGAGCCAAGCACAGATGACATGACAAGAGGTACGAATGTTCACGATGCAATCGAACAGTATTACATCAACTTAGCACCTCTTATACAAAAAGCAGCAGCAGCCCTCCCTGAAAAACCAGCAAAAGCGATGGCAATTTTACAAGAGGCGTTACCGGTACCTGATGAGCCATACACACTAGGTGAAGAGCCTATTATTCAGAAAAGACTTGACTGGGACCTTGCTCGTCTACAATCAGATGGGGTGAAGAACTTCTTGCCTATTATCAATGAGTTAGAAGTACACGCCTACGCAGAGGAGACTATCGAGTTCAATGGTGAGGAAATTACAATTCCAATCCATTACGCTGGTTCGATTGACCGAGGTTTTAGGACAGATGAAGATACAATTGCGATTATGGAATTGAAGACCGGTAAGTTTGTACAGAAACTCAAGAAGGATAAGTGGGAAACCGACCGCTACAAGGTACAATCTATGAGAACTGAGATGGCATTTTACAAGTATTTGCTTGAGAAAGCGAACCACAATTTACAGGATGTTACGCACTGGGGCTGGGTGTATCCAGCGGGTTCTACCAAGGTGCTGGATAAACTAGACAAATATGGTTATGAACAAAGGTCGATTGACAACATTACATACGAATCTTGCCTAGGTAGAAACGGCAACACCTACAAGAAGAAGATAATTAGAATGAGGGATGCACTGTTAACCGCGTATCTAACCAGTAACTTTCCACCGAAGGCGAGTGTAGGTAAATGTGCTTGGTGTAGTTTCAAGAGCATATGCCCCGAATGGGGTGGTAGTGATAATCCACAAGAATACTTAGAAAATTATGAGGAGGAGAAATAAATGAATAAAAATATGATGAAGAGAACTATAGAAACACTGATGACTGAAATTGTGAAAAGACCAGTTGTAGTAGACTTTGGGCATTTGGGCCAAGACAGACCCTACACGGTTGCTATACAGAAGAGCCTGTATGAGTTTGACCCCGAAGGTGGGCCTAAAGGACCTATGTACCTTAGTCTAAACAATAACCTGTTACAAGATACGGGTAAACTGACAAAGGTACTTGCTTCGTTCTGCCCTGACCATTCTCATGGTGAGTGATTCCATGAAAATAGTATTTGATTTCCCAAGGGAGGTAATGGAACTCAGTACTGAGAAAGGCAAAGGCTTTAGAAAAATAGTCCGTAACAGTGAAGATTTAGAGACATACTGGGCTGGTAAAAACGGCGTATCCAATGCGTATATGACAGTGTACGGGTATAGAGCGACACAGCAGCCTTACAACAAAAGAGTAGATTTGACTACACCGATTATACGACACTTCGTATTGGACTTTGATGCTAAGAACTTTAGAGACAGGAGGAGGCCCGATGTGGAGATAGAAGTAGCGCTATCTCAGACTCTCAAATTACATCACTACCTACTGGATAGAAAGGTATCACATGCAGTTTGGTACAGCGGGGGCGGATTCCATGTATGGGTACAGTTAGACAAAGCATATACTCCCGGTAGCGGAGGTCACTTGTCTTCTATCCAAGAAGCAGGTATGCAGTTAGTGAATGACTGGATTAAAGATTTAGATTTGTTTTGCTCAGACCCCGCAGTGCCTTTCAATACCAGTGGCATGATTCGTATTCCTAACTCCTATAATGCCAAGCGCGGCTATTGGAGTATACCCCTCAACACAAATGACATGGAGAGGGGAATAGAACACATTATGGAAATAGCAGAGCAACCGAAGGCGGGGCTTATGTCATATGGAGAATCAGGTATAGTACTGGATGTGAAAAAGCCTAGCGAGCGCGCTCAGATTTTTGACCCAGCCGCCAAGCCTCTTGACCTAGATACTGTCTCGATGGATGGTATAATCATATTACCCTGCTTGAACTCTGCCGCTTGTCAGGTCGGTAGTAACCCTAGCCATGACGCTCGTGTACAGTTAGTCAAGTACTTATCACAGCGCCTTAGAAACTTCAACAAAACGAATCAAATATCTGCCGAAGATATAGAAAAACACAGTGATATGATTGTAGATTACATACGCTCTTTACAATGGGCTGACTTTGACGAAGGTACTACTCGTTATCAAGTTGGTACAATTGTAGGTACAGACTACCCTCAGACATGTAAAATGTTATGGAGTAAAGGTCTCTGCCTTGGAAAGTGCCGTTACTGGGACAAGACGGGGGCGATAATTTGAAGCAACACTCATTTCATGGCGCTGAGTGCGCCATATGCAAAAAGGGCATCAAAGTGAACAATAGGTCCAAGCGCAGCATATGCTTTCACTGTAACAACAAAACCCCACCTGACGAATACAGGTGCCAAGGTATCACTAAGCAGCAAAAAAGATGCGGGCAGTGGGCCAAAGTAGATGGTGACTTTTGCCATTTTCATACTCCAAAGGAGGGTAATAAATGAAAGACAATGTATGGGTACAGACCGCAGAGGCTATACTAATAATAGCCATTCTACTACCTATCGTAGTGGTACTATACCCTATTTACTGGATAAAGGAGAAGGTGTTTGGATGAAGATACCTAACCTAATCATAGACTCTAACGAGCGGGGGCCTCTACGAGACTCTGTCATCCGTTTGTCTGAAAAACAAGGCTTTGCAGTTAGTCAAGAGCATTTACAAGGACTAGGCGATTACAAGGTAGGCGCGGGTCATGTTGAGTGCAAGAGCCTAAGTGACTTTTTCCAGTCAAGTCACAGTGGTCATCTTATGAGACAAATGGAAAACCTTGACTCTAATTGCGAGCGAGTTTTCCTAGTGGTACACGGCGACCTCGCTAAGTATGTAGCCATGAGTAAAAAACAAGGTCGCAACATTTCCTATTCCAAAGTAATGAATGAACTACTAGGTACATTCGCAAGAATCATGGCAGACTTCGATTGTCATATCTATAGAGCGAAGGACCACTCAGAAGCGGGTATGTTCATCACTAAGTTACATTCCAAACTACACAAGCCCGCAAGTAGGCACGGTGCAAGGGCAGTTACTCGTGTAAGTACAAACGATGTCCGAGCAGACATGCTTTTAACGGTGCCCGGATTCGGACCTGAGTTAGTCGAGCGGACACTTGAGAAATGCGGGTCGATAGAAGAGATGTTATTCCAAGAATCACTAAAGCAAGTAAAGGGTATGGGGGCTACATTGAGGAAAAGATTACTAGATGTACTGACATCAGAAGAGCCGGTTAAGATTCAGAGGAAATACAATAAGAGAGGGAATTACAATGATGGAACATAGAGCAGATAACTACGAATGCGTGCATAGATACCCAATTCTAAAGGGTTACTTAGAGCACTTTAACCAAGTGTCAAAAAATAATGAAATACCGGGGCTACTGTCCTTCTTTTTCATACAAGGTCAGGCGGCCATACCTTATGTCCGCATCCCTGTGGGTGGTAGTAACCTTGACCCTCGTGTGAGTATGTTTTGGATTCAAGGTACTCGTACCGGTAAATCAGCAGCATACCAAGTGATAGAGCAGGTACTGAAAGGCGCTGGCTTACAGTCCACTGACTATGCGTCGGGTAACGATGCTGCACTTGTCGGTACGCTTGTAGACGACCCCGAATCAGAAGATAGGAGAAACCCTGACCAAATAGTAAGAGCAGGTCTACTGGCAGGTAGAAAGGGACTTAACTTTGACGAAGGGTCCATTTTGCTGAAAACCGGCCAGCACAATGAGAATACAACACTGTTCCTTCAAACGGCGCTGAACTCATCAGGTACAGGTCGTAACATACTGGTCAAACACATGGCTAGAGACACATTTGAAATCAAATCCGAAGTATCTCTTTGGATTACCACATACCCGCCTAACGGTATCAAAGAGCATGTACTTGACAAAGGTATTTTCCAAAGAGTACTGACCTACTGGCGACATTGGACTCTTGAAATGAAAAGAGAAATCGCCCACGAATTAGCAGACGCTGTGCACAGTAAGCCCGACTTCACTATGTCATTTGAAAAGGTCATAGAACATTTCATCAACATTCAGAAGAACCTCAAGCAGAGGGTATTCAAGTTGACTGGATTGAACGATATGGAGTGGAATGACATGAATGAAGAAGACCAAGACTCTACGGTTTTGGCAATAATGGATGATTTGTTCACAGTGCACCCCTCTTTCCACCCAGCGCTACACTTGGCAATAGACGACTACTATGATTCAATAGAAGACATGGACCCGCAAAAGCAAGGCGTATGTGCTTCTTTCATCATGGGTCTACAGAATTACACAAATGTATTGGCGCATCACATGGCTATGATAGAAGGTGTTTGGGTAGTCACTGGTGAACATGTAGACATGGCTAAGGAAATCCTTTACGACCTATATCAGAACTTGATACACTGGCTAGAATCAGAAGTGAAAGTCGGTATGGTTGGTAAGGAAAAGCAGAAATTAGAAGGTGCTTGGAAAGAGGCATTCAAGCGATGTGAAAAGTTTGACTTTGACGATAACAGAGGAGTAGGCTGGGTTAGAAAGAGTTCGATGATGAAGCAATTCGGAGTCATTGCTAACTTGAGTTCAGATAGCGCTATCAACAACAAGTACAATTCATTCGGTGCCAAGGTGTTTGAAGAGACAAACGAAGGCGTCAGAAAATACGCTAGACTAAGGGCTGATTACAGAGACAATAAGAAAGCGTGATAGGTGTCTACTTACTGGGAATACAATAGAGGGATGATATGAATAAGATGCTGGCACTTGATATAGAGACTGCAAATTACTCTCATGAAATAGGAGGCTGGGGTCAAACTCACTTGTTTGAACCTAGCGTAGTCGCTACATGGGATGGTAACGAGGGTGTAGTTTACGCGAATGAAAATGTAGAAAAATATCTACCCGAAGGTACTATCATCAAGTCACTCCATCCTAAAACACTCGGAGAGGACCTTGCCAAGCATGTATCTGATGGAGGAATGGTACTCGGTCATAACTTGAAAATGTTTGACCTACCTATACTCCGAGACGCTTTGGATTGCTGGACTGCAAGGGACATTATGAACAAATCAGCCGAGCAAGTTTTTGACACATCTGCTTTGCTCAAAGGTATAGTCGGTCACGCTGTCCCATTGTCAGATGCCTGTTACCATACTCTTGGTAAAGGTAAACTCATGACTAGTCACGACGCCCCAATAGAGTGGAGAAAGGGTAATCACAGCAAAGTCGCTGAGTATTGCCTCAAAGATGCGGAATTAGTTTATGAACTATGGCGTCACGGCGTAGATGAGGGACTCATAAAAGCCCGGTGCAGGTCATCGGGCGAAGTCAAAGAATACGAAGTAGATTGGTGATTCAAATAACAAAAAGAGAGGGAAATATATGCAAGATAATGATACGAGCGCAAGTGCAGTAGTGCACAATATAAGAGCAGCGAAACGAACAGTTGACACCGTGAAAACAACCCTTGGTCCTATGGGAATGGATAAGATGATGGTTGACGGAGGTGGCAATGTCATTGTAACAAATGACGGGGCTACTATCCTACAGCAATTAGACATCGGCCACCCAGCGGCCAAGATGGTGGTAGAGGCCGCTAACACTCAAGAGAATATGTGTTATGACGGTACGACAAGTACAGTCGTATTGGCAGGGGAATTGCTAGGAAACAGCGAACTTCTGTTCAACAAAGGTCTACACGCTAATGTGATATGCAGAGGTTATAGAAAGGCCAGTAGATGGGCTATTGAGCACCTTGAATCACTAAAAGTGAAGTCCAAGGATAACCTACTACATGTGGCGACCACTTCAATTACAGGCAAAGCGCTGGAATCTAGCATGCATCATGTAGGTGAACTGTGCGTCGACGCTGTCGAGAATGCCAAGGGTGACTACGAGCGAATCCGTGTACTATGTCAGCCGGGAGGAGCGCTGGATGACTCTTCTTGCTTTTCAGGTGTAGTGCTACACAAGGAGTTCATGTTACCCGCAATGCCGCTCAAGCCTAACGGCGATACTATCCTAATCAACACCGGTATGAGCGACATTAAGTCCGATGATAATGTACAGTTAAACTTAGGCTCTGCTGCCGAATATCAGCAATATAAGCGACAATCTTCAAGGGATAATTGGGTCGACAAGGGACAGCAAATCGCCTCACTTTTACCCAAAGGTGGAACTGTACTCGTTAGAGACAGTGTAAATGAGGTAGTCGCCGCTACTCTTGCTAAACAAGGTATTTCTGTAGTACAGCGCATCCCTCAAAGTGATATGACCGCTCTATGTAAACTACTGGGCGCTACTATCGCGCATACCCCTGATGACTTGATTGAAGCAGTAGATGCAGACATCGAATGTACCACTATTGGTGACATGAAGTATATTGTAGTAAAGGGCGCTGGAGAGGTAACCACACTTATTCTAAGAGGTGCTACTAAGCAGACACTGGATGAAACCGAGCGTGGATTTGAAGACGCATTGGGAGTAGTTTGTCTCGCTTATCAAACCAAGGGAGTGGTACCCGGCGGAGGCTCTTCGTATCAGAACATTGCACTTCATTTGCGCTCTCGTGCAGCAGAAGCAGGTGGTCGTGAACAGATGGCAATTGATGCATTTGCCGACTCACTAGAGTCTATACCTGCTACTATCGCAGAGAATGCCGGTCACGATGCATTAGACACTGTATTGATGCTAAGGAATGAACATCAGCAAGGTAATTCTGATGCAGGTCCTGATATTGAGAATGGCGGCGCTTGCTCTATGTCTAAGGCGAATGTATGGGAGCCGCTGGCTCTTGTTCGTCAGGCTATACAATCTGCTAGTGAAGTTACAATCAGTATCCTACGAATAGATGACATAATCGGCAAGAAGAGTGAATGATTATAACTTCTTAGCCATTTCCCTGAGATATTGGGATAGTCTACCGTTAGCCCGTTTAGCAACCCTTTTGCTCTTACGCTTGCGTAAACCCAGTAAACCTAATTGGCCGTGAAATCGTAGGTAACCGCAATAAGAGCACTCGTGCAGTACAGCGGTTTCTCCTGAAATATATCTCCCTGAAATTGAGCGAGGCAGTGTAACTTTAGTACAACTTTCACACTTTTGCTTGAGCATGTCAATGAGTCTACCCATCAACTACTCACCGTGTTTAAGTTCACTTTATGCCAATCTGCACCATCGTACACGAACTTGCCGCATTCTCCATTAGCGACATCTTGGTTAATCTTAGTGTTAGTACTATGCCCTCCACTCGTAGAATCGAAGTGGAGAGTATGCGCCCCAGCCTTATGGTAAATCTCGACAGTATGACCTGCTGGGAATGTACCAGTTGGATTGAGTTTGCGAGCAGCGTCAGTAGTAATAATCCAAATGTTAGGCTCATCGAACTTGAATGTAACATCTGCTCCTGACATTGTTAGTACCTTTACTTCATCAGGCCCTAGTCTATGGGTATGCATGGCCTTGGTGCCCCCTAGAGTACGAGAGGCGGCGTAATAGAGCATAGAATGAGAATCAGGCGTATGGCTCTGCCAAACTGCGCCAAACTCACTATTAGTCAAATCTCCACCTTCATTACTAGCATAAAGTGCATTCAAATCAGTGTGTAACCTCACTGCATTAGCAGCCGTATGAAAACTAGTACCGGTGGTTATTCCACCCTTTGTCATGTGCTGTATATACATGGGGCTATTTCTGATAAACACACGCCTGTCATGCAAAACAGGAGTGTCATTGAGTGCGTCTATTAGGTTACCAGCGGTTTGGTCTAAACTGTATCTAAGTATACCCAATACAATAGATTGGTGATTGCTACGAGTATTGTCTATCGAAGGGTCAGCGAGGAAACTAGACGGGATTAGAGGAGTACCTACAGCGGGCGCTACAGGTGTACCAACTTCGTATCTAATCCTACCAGTTAGGGTATCGTCGGAGCATATGTAAACTACGACATAGACATCGCTTGCTGCGGTGGGTACCGCCGGTAATTCGCCATTGAAATTAGCAGTACCAGTGGTACCTACAACTATCGCTTGGCTTGAACCCGGACCACCTGCGAACTTGTACAGAACTCCATCTAATACGCACCATCCACCGTGTATTGTCAGCGCACCCGAAGCACCTACTTCGATGTAACCCGGAGTACTTGCGACTAGGCTATTTCTAAGACTAGTCCCAATAGCGGTGTCAGACATACGGATTATACCATTACCATGTAGACCTTCGTATAAGTTAGTCAAACTTGGAGAAGACAAGCCATCTCCGTCTCTTAGTCCTTCGGCACTAGTGCCCATTCCGGTTGCGTTTGTATGCCCTGCTATAGGATTCGTCATGCGTTCACCTCAATAATTGCTGAGAAAATAACTTCATTGTCGTTAGTCTTAGTAATTGAGTCGTATGTATACCTAAGTAAAGCGGTAGTATCGGTGGCATCGCTTGGATTCTTATACTGCACAACTACTTCCCTCAAAGGACTCGTAAAAGAACTATCTAATGACAATTTGGCTTCAATTGCCAAACTATGGTCGTCAATTACCTTAACTGTGGGCGTAACAACGATTGCTGGCTGCGATGCGCCCGTATCGTCTTGGCTGGCAAGATTGCCACCGAATCCGAATATAACTTCGTTAATTCTACCTTTTAGCGTGTCTATCATGTATCTAGTTCCTTGGTTTAATAATGGCATATCAGCCTCTCCTTCTACTTGAGTATGTTCCTTTGTTCAGCCCTATAGTTAAGTGGTTATTGTAAGATTCGGGCAAACTATCTATGGATATTTGGAATAATTCTTCATTATCCTTGACTAAATCAGGTGATTTTTTAGTAATTACGACTTGGTTAGTACCAGCAGAACTGAGTTTACCTAACAAGTTACCATTGGACCTGTAGACAAAGGCATCTGCCTTACCTGCGCTAATTATACTTGATGTGAATACAGAATTAGCATTTGTACCATCAGTGGTAAATGTAGTAGTATTAACTGCATAACCTCCTCCGTTGTTAATCAAAATACCTGTACTTTTCAAATGCCTACCGCCGTGTATGGTAGATTTACTAGGTATACCTATTGCCATACCTTTTGTCGGATTCCTGATACTGCGTTCTTCTACTTGCCAAGACACCTTGATATTGAAACCAAACGATGTAAAGAAGTCTTCTTTGCCAAATTGTCGGTTACGCTCTTCGTTATCCTTTGTACTAGAACTAATGTCTACTTCTTGGAATCTTTGTAAAATATCCTCTAAAGAGCCATCTACTGAGTTGATATTGATTTCAGACTTAGCGTTTATCAGGTCGTGTTTAGTAGAAAGTACTACTTGTCTTTGTGAATCGGTCAATGTGTCGTATGAAATCACATCTCCGGGCTGAACATTAGAAGCGTGAACTACTCCCATCAATTTTTCACCACCAGTCGCTCTTTTAGACATAGAAAGCATCCTACGACCGATATTTCTAGCACTTGCTTTGGTAACAGCAGTAGGTGCGTATATACCGCCCGGTATTTCATTGACACCATCTACTTGAGGGCCTAAATCATCTATTTGTACCGTATTGTCATCGTTATTAGCCCTTGATTTGCCCCTTACTATGACACGATTAGGTGTGCTTTTACTGGCATTTTCAACAGAGCCTTCTGTCACCATAGATTGGGTAACATAGTGCTCCCTGTTGTGCTTCTTTTGGTGAGAATAATGCAAGTTTCCAAACTGGTCGGTAGTAGTGTTATATCCATCGTGCTTAGATAAGAACCTCATGGCAGTTATGCCATCTACGCCGTAGAAATCCTGTGCTACGAATGTGCCACTTGGGTTATTTATGCTCAATCCGTTGAGCGAGTTGGTAGTACCCTTGGCAAGCCTAGCAACGAGGTCAGTTGTACGCAATCCGACATTGACTTTCTGACCTATGTGAACCGTTTTGCTAGTAAATCCAACCTGTTTCAATTCTTTACCTTTCATATTACCAATTCGATAACGAGTACCGTCGGTGGCACTCAACACATCGTCTAACTCGGTTTGAGGTGAAACTAATGCCGAGACAACAAGTGACTGTGAAGGGTCATCTCCGCCGATTAACAAAGGAGGCAAGGTGTAACGATTGAGTGAAACTTCGTCACTATCAAAGAATATACTACCCGTATACTTATGACCGTCGCTCATCTTATGAGTCAAACGGATAGTATCTTCTTCTTCTACAAGTGTGTACTTACGGTCATGCGTCGGTACAAAGTCCGTTGCAGTGGGTGCTTTTGCAGAAAACCCACTTTGTACCTTGTTATACTCAGCATGGCGCATACCGTTATCCACAAACTTAGGCTTGCGGATACGCTTCATGATAGTATTTTGACTCGCATTGGAACGACCAGTGATTGTGTTCTTACCTAGTGCCATACTCACTCCCCGCTATGGTCTCCTGTATTATAAGATGCATCACCGTCACTACCCTTTGGATGCAATGTTTGGCTATATCTTGGCTGTACATTAAAATCGCCTTCTTCATCATCAGGTGATTTACGACTTGCATCTGCTCTAAAGTGTTCAAGTGTATTTTCAGTCATAACTACTCTCGCCACAGGTGAGCGTATGTCAGCCTTGTTATATCCTGTCACATCTACACCCTGAATCTTAGGACCTTGGCTTGTAGGCACAGTTGTACTAGAAGTAGGGGTAATTGAGTAAACAGGTGCATACGGTGGGCTACTTGGAGTGCCAGTCAAAGCGCCCGGAGCATCACTTGTGAATAGCCCGTATTTACCTCCGGCTGTCGCTCTGTAAAAGTTAGAGCCGCCCTGTATAGTGTCATCCCCGTCAGTATCGTCAGCACTTATCACAGGCGCTGGTCTGAATAGTTGTACATGCTTGTTATCCAGCACTTGAGCAGGGCGATAAAGGAAATCAATTGTAGAATCAGTAGCATTTGTATTTTGGAGAGTAGAGTCGTGGGCGGCGTTTTGATAAGGATTAGATGATGAAGAGGCCCCTGCTTGCCCCCAGCCCTTGACATCAAGTACACCTGCATATCTGCTCCATTCCATAGCATATGTACCGCCCAAAGGCCAATAGGCATGCGCGTTGGAAATCCTAGTTATACCTGCCTTTGGATTAGATGAAAAGTTAAGGGCAGTTAAGTCAAAGTCAGTCAAAGTTCTACTTGCACCATCCATAGCCCCTCTTACGGTAGTTCTCTGACCTATTTCCCTGTCAGTGTGTAAACTCACAGCCTCAGTTGACATAATTACATACTCTCTACTAACGCCTTCGTTCAGTTCTCCTATTGTATCTACATCAAGTCCTATTCTAACATCGTCTCTGCCAACAGGCTCGGCCAAACGAGTATCAGCAGTGATAGTTTCAGTACCTTCTGCAACAGAAGCGCTTGGCTTGAGCAACCCATCTTCACTAGCGACATCTAATCTAGCACTGATTCCTCTTTCAATCTCACCTGACTGCAAAGCCAAGTTACTTGGCCTCACCAAACCTTGGCCGAAGGCTGGCTCTGCTGTGCTATGAGACAACACTAGTCCGGTAGCCTCATGTGTTTCGCTGACATCCATTAGCATGCTTTCGTTGAATACTGTAGGCCAACGGACTCCTCTGCCATCTCCTCTGTCACCTACTCTGAGGGCGCTGGCTGGGTTGAACCAATCCGCTACTCCCATGTTACTAGCGTCATTATTAGCGGTGTTAGCATTTCCACTTTGACGGTCGTTACCATCCCCTCCAAACAACGCATTAGCAGCAGGTCGGTGAGCGATATTAGTATCTGTATAAGCGTCTTCGGGGTCCCAAGCAGGGCGTATACCAAACCCTCTTACAGGGAAGCGCCTGACATCTTCTCCACGAGTATTGCCCCACCAGTCGACCATATAGTAGCGATGAGCATTAGCCAATTCGGATATATCTTTACCGGCATTGTCACCCGGATATTCTCTTCTGACAGTAGATGCATTTCTGATAGTTCTAACAGCACAGCCAAACGGTTGAGTCATTCTGCGACCATCGCTGTACCTTACTTGGCGACCAATTTGGTCTTGGTTGAGTAATGCACTAACTTGTGTTAACCTTTCCAAGATGCCGACATAAGAAGCGGTAAAACTGACATCGCCCAAAGCAGTATCGCTACCTACATAGTCCCAGCCGTTAGTCTTGTTATCTTGCTGTATAAGCGGGCCGTGATAATAGCCTAGTAGAGCGTTAGAATTAGCGACTTCTAGCCAGCCTCGGACATATTGCCCCCATCGTGGTCTATTATACGCCTGTCTAACTCCGAATCTATAACCAAAGCAATGGTTACGAGCATAAGGCGAAGCCACAGTAGCCTCATTGTATGTGCGGGTTCTGATACCTGTATTGTCATCAAATGTACCACAGTCCATACCGTATGTCTCCCCGCCCCAACCAATCAAAGAATCTCCATATGCCTCTAATCGACTGACTGCTCCTCCTCCATGAGAGCCGCCCGGCCAAAAGCCAGCGAAGTTATATTTTTCACTAAGATAGAGTGCTTCGTTGTTTGTCAAAACCACTAATGTTCCGCCACCAAATGTGACTCCGTATGGAGCACTGCCGTCAACAGCCGTAAGTACACCGACTAAGATTCCAGCGGAATTGTATACGCTATCACCTACTTGGAACTTAGTAGTAGGGTCAACTGCGTCTACAGGAATAGCACTAGTAGTGTTAACGCTGTAGGTATTACTGGCACCTGACGGGTGATTAATCAAAACACCACTACTTTCTGTACTACTTTCTACTCCACCTTGGTGTTTCAGATTAGTATCGAGGTCAATGACTGCGGCTGTATGAACTATGCCGTCAGCAGCGTTTGTAGGACTGGTGCCCCCTCCGGGTGGCGCTATCCAACTCATAGCGAATCCAAATGGACCTTTGCTCGCTACATAATTGAAATCTTGATAATGAATTGTCTCAAAGTGCTCAGGTAGCATATTGTAAGGCTTCTTATCCAAAGGTGTATCTGCTGCTCCAGCCTTGGTATAGAAATTACGAGTACCACCGTCAGCAGTGTCACTATACCAAGTGAATGGTCTGCCGAGATTCGGATGCCACATGCATAAATATGCATCAGGTACATGTAGGCTGTTTGTATCTCTACTGCCGTTAGATATTTGAGGCAAAGCCCTTGTAATTATACTAGATAACGAATCAGTGAATACTTTGTCAGAGGAATGGTTGTCATAAGGTCTAGTCAGTTTTATGATAGTGCCTGTTGCAATGTTAGCCCAAAACTCACCACTACCGCTGACAGTTGAGAATGTAACAGATGCACCTAATGTTGCATAAGCAAGAGTACCCGTTCTGTTTCCATAAGTAGCAGTGTACCGTACACCATCTTTGGTGTATTCTAACTTTTCACCATAATAAGGTACTACTGGGAATAAAGAGTTATCATCGACTGTTATTGTAGAGGAGCCGTTGTTAGATATTACTACACAAGTAGGATTTAGACTTCTGTTGCGCTTATGGACTTCGTAAATGTCTAGGAAAGAAGTTGGATAACCACCTAGGGTTAACTGTGCGCCTACGCAACCGTATGATGCTCTGCAAAGTTCGTAGTAATTATCAGGCTTATGCCATTCTAGGTGTCTAAACTTGTCAGCACCACTTGCACCTGCTCCATCTTTGTGCAATATACCCCACCAAGGTACGGTAAGTGTATATCCGGGCGTAGCACTGCTAAACATACCCGGTCTGTAAGGTAGGCTTCTACGAGTAAGCGAAGGTGAACTAGTCTCTTGAACTCCAAGTGGGTTGTAAAGTGCCAAAGTAGGTAAATTAGTGAAATGGCTACCCGAATCAGGTTCAATGTCAAGTATAACTTCGTTTATTATTACTTCACAACCTCTGACATCTGCCATTATTGCATCTGCTAAAATCAGACTGTATGCGCCGTTTGTGTCAACATCTTGCTCAATGGCAATTACAGTATTCACTTGCTGCCCTGTTAATTCTACAACTTTAGTGCCGCTTTCAGAAGGCGCTTTGTTCTCAGTACTATGGTTTAAGTGGAAACCTTTGATTTGTTGAGCAAATACATTCGGCTGTATCACAATCTGATAGGCTCCGACCTCCATAGGGTCAGGGAAATGGTTGTTGAGAGTATAAGTCCCACCTGCTTCTAATACAAGTTCGTGCCCACCTGCTGCGTTAGTAGTACCAGCAGCACCTAGAGATGCAGCAACTCCGTAACCTTCGTATTTGATTTTAGTCTCAGTCAATAGAGTGAATGCCCCGCCGTGTATATCAGATGGTGAGAATGCAGCGGTTGGACCGGAGAAGTAAATGTAAGGGTCACGGCCCGATTCATGAGTGGTGGATGTAGCAGTTGTACTGGTTCTAGTACCTTCGTTGGTACCAATGAGACTGTCAATCAAAGGTGCATTATTAGAAGTCCTACAACTTTGGTTTAACTCGTACAAGCGTTGGTAGGCCGGGTGAGCATAATGTCCGGGCATGAGTGCCATTGTCGGGCTAATGTAATGGTGACCCATACGAGGTATAGGCATAGGTGTCATCTTAGGAGTCATTATGTGATTATAAGGTATAGAAGGATTAGTAGTCGCACCTGTATTCGCAGGTAAAGCAGCATATAGCGTGTACCAATCAATTATCTTCATATCAGGACTAGCACCGCTGTACTCACTATGGTCCCTTAGTCGTCTTGCGCCAAAGAACCTAGTGCTACCCGCTGGCATATAGTAAGAAGGTACAACTTTTAGAATATGACCTTCTGCCTCTGTATCTGCTATGAAGTTTGCAAAGTCAGGGCTATACACTACGCCTGTGAACTTACCACTACCTACGCCTGTATAAGAAGCCAATACTCCTTCGTTAGTGGTCTCATTGTACACTCTTAGGAAATATCTACCACCGCTTAATTCACTACTGTCGGTCCATACACTTGCTTCGGGAGTAGCGTTTACATTTATCTCTGTACCACTATAACTTTGGAAAGTTAACAACTGAGATGTCTCGCGGTTAGTCATAGATACACCCATACGAGTGACATGGAAATACAAGTTTCTATCATGAGGCTCATATGCTGTCTTGAGAGGAGAATTGCTAGTATGGTCTTGCCACCCTTCTACAGTTGAAGCCGGGAACTTCAAGCGATTATCGCTCTTGGTCAAAGATACATCTACTCCGTCTTGACTTAAATGCTCCCAGCCGTTATTTTCCCAAGTAGGCCATAGCCTAGGACCTGAATACTTGTTATCGAACATGTCAGTAATATGCTGCACAGGCTGTGACGGGTGCTGTAGACCTCCTGAGCCTATAGTTTCACTTTGATACGCTTGTATACGGTCGAATCCGGGCCTAACGATAATGTTACCCGGTATTTCATCAGGGTTAGGTAATCTGATTTTCATATTAGGTGAAACACCTGTACCAGCAAGTGCAGGTGCCAACCCCTCTATTTCTCTGTCACTTACATGTCTGAAATCCATGATAACGGTACCTAGAGGAGAGCCACCTTCAAGTCGGTGCTCTTGACCAGTATCGTCTATCACCATCATGCTTTGGAATTGCTTTTCCTCATTTGGTAACATTAGTGCGTTGCGGATTTCCATAGGGTGCTGCTCTGCTAATTGAGGGTGGGATAGTTCTTGGGCCTGTATGATTGGAAACATTGCTGCATTAGTTGATTCAAAACTAAACCTAACATTACCAAGTACTTTTTCACCTTCAAGTAAGTATTGCCCAGTAGAGGCTTTTCTCCTAACCCAAGGTATAGCACCGAGTCCTCTTGCATTAGCGGCTGGCATAGTTAGACTACCGCCATCCATTCGTTTCCAAACCACATGTTCTGCTGAGAAATTACGAGCAGCAGAGCGAGTATTGTAATAGCCGAATAATCCATTATGCGGCATAGCAGTGCTCGACGCACCGGGGTTCAAGTAATCGTCACTACCACTTACCCCTATACATTCCTTGCCATAAGTACCAAAGTCTTCATGGAAATTAGAGCCTTTAACAACGCTCTCATCCCAAAATAAATCACCAGTAGGATTTAGACAGGCGTTGGCTTGTACCATTTTGCCCGACGCTATTGTATCGTGCCACTTATTGGCTGCTACGGCTGCACTAGTGGCGGGATAATCCCCTGCAACAGTTGGCCTCACAAAGTCCGAATGCACTTGTGCTTCTACACGAGGACCACCAGTCGCAGGGCCTAAGTAACGAGATTTGTTGTGAACTTTAGAAGTGTCCCATTGTATTGTACCTGCGTTGATAATGTTACTAGTCTCCTTCGTCATCAACCAGTCACCTGCACAAGTTACTCCGTCTCTGTCAGCCTTAGCGATAAGAGGCAATTCACTTTCGTGAGTAATCGCAATCAAGTGTCGAGAAGACAAGCCGTTGACGCAATAATCTGAAAATGTAGCAGTAGCAGTATCACCTGTTCCGACTGGAGATGATGCCGCTAAACAAGTTTCAGCAGCACCGTATGGATTGAAACCAAGGGATGGGTGCCAAGCACCTAATCCAGCAGGGTAAACACCTGAGCCGACTTGTGTACCTGTATAGGAGTTCATGTAAGAGTAGGCTTCTCCAGCCCAGCCTACTGCTCCTACAGGCTTGGTACGGTCTATTGCATCAATTAGCCCATTGTAGTGAACTTGGGTAATATGGTCTCTTGTTGTAACCGTGTTATCATTATTCAATCGGTGTGTACCGGATTTCGCCCAAACATACGCCTTGAACCCACTAGTAGCGGTAACTTCTCTATCATTGGTAGGATTGATGAAAGAAGTACTTTTTGCACAACCTGCTACATCAATTCTCCCAGCACCGTCGCCTCCTACCGCCGTTATTAAATCCCCTGCTTGATAACCTGAACCAGCAGTAGCAATACTAACTCCAGTAATTTCACCGGAGCCTCCGACTGTGAGGGCCAGCGTTAGCCCAGTACCACTACCGCCGCTTGTAGAAACAGTTGCTGCACTATAACCAGCACCGGGCACTACGATATTAATCACTGACGGTACGGTTGAGTTAACACTTCTTCCTAAAAAGATTGAACCAGTATTTCCATTAAACCCGGCAATCGTAAGGTTTGCGACATCTTCTGTAATCGTAGTATTGCCTGAAATACCAGCAACTGCGTTGGTTAAAGTAAAAATACTCGTACTTGTTTCAGTTACTGTAATTTTACCAGCATGCCCGTTAGCATGCTCTATTGCAGTCTTGATTTGTTCTAAATAATCATGCTGGATAGCACTTGTAAAGTTAATACCAACCGCTATGCCTCCTGTTAGACTATCTCCGGCTGTACCTGCACCTGTGTCTGAATTAGAAACCAATACTGTCCCAGTAGCAACTCCTCCAGCGTTAGTATCTGTCAAAACATATATTCTTACCGTACCATCTGCTGCGGTAATAGTCACTTTTTGTTTCTCAGTCATACCGTGTGGGTCACCTTGAGCCGCAACCGTAAGTGTAGCAGTAGTAGTTATGTCAGTATAAGGTGCATATCCAGCGGTATTACCGTCACTAATGCGAACCCAACCGTATTTAGGTAAAGTTTCAAGGGATGCATTGTTAGTGACAACCAGTTTATTCGCTGGCTCAAAAGAAGCAATATCCAACTGTACCCAGCCGTACCTATCTTGTTTGTGAGCATTCTGCATTGAAGGCAAAAAGGTACCACCTATTGCCTTGAGTGGGTCTTTACCGGGGAATGTGTTGATAGACGCACTGATGACTGCTCCTAATTCTTCTGCGTTTTGTACACGAGTAGCGTCTATCAATACTACATTGTCATCATTCGCTTGATTATCAGGTGAACCTCCATACTGAGTTAAATATGCTTTAGCCAAAAGTCCACAAGGTCTGAAAGCAGATACATTATGCTTATTAGTACTACCTGTAGCAAGTCTACCACCTTCTACAGCGTGTTTAGGATTTATGTTAACATGGTTATCAAGGAAATGTCCGCCGGGATGATAGCCTCCATCCATGTGCCAAATTACAGAAGACTTCTTTGTAGCAGGGTGATAACTTGTTTCAAGAGCGTTACCATTTGAGTCAGTAAATATATGGCTAAATGGATGAGCGCTTGGTGGTAACGCTACTCCAAATGTAAAGGGAGAGCCTTCGTAATAAAATGCCCTATCGTAAGTTTGTGCAAATGTAGTACTACCACTTACAGCAACGCTTGGAAATCCTTTAGTAGGCTCCCAGTTCATATCGTAATTAAAGGCTGAAAGTTTATTGATTTGGAAAAATGTAGTTCTAGGTAAATGTCCGATAACGGCACCACTAGCATGGTTTATCAAACCGGCAACGGTGCTATCTCCATTAGTCAACGAGTTAGGTAAAAATGTTTCAAGACTGACAGTGCTACCATCAGTATAAATTGGCACTGCACTGTAACCATTACCGCTCGTAACTATATTGGCACCCTGTGGCTCAAAAGCAGCAGAATTGTGCGGGAATGCTTGGCCGGGACCAAATACCATGTAGATAGTTTGGTCAGCAGTATTACCCGTAGCACTATATCTAGCGTGAGGGTGAGCAAATCTAAGTACAATTGGACTAGGTAAATTAGCGTGGACTGCGTTGCTACCATCTGTATAAGTAAGTCCAGTGAACTTAGTATTAGCACCCTTCGCCATGTCAAATGGTAATAGGCTATCTTGATTAAACAAAGGAGGATTATTTTTACCTTTATGGTCGTCTAAGTAAGGTGTACCGGGAAACATAGCCAGCATAGCGTTAGTATCGAGTAACGCGTAGGAACCGGCGATTTCTCCTACATTTTGAAGACCAGCAGAACCTGTAGGGCCACCTGCGTATGGGTGCGTGTAAAAATCACCATAGTCGTTTTGAGTACCGTCGTTAATATCCATAACAACGCCACTGAAACCACCACCGAAGTAAAGTGGTACCCAATGGTCGGGACTATCTCTACCTCCTCTAAAGTAGAGGAACGGACTAGACATTTTGCTCCCAGCCCTACGAATACCATCTGTTTTCATGCCATTCTTGACATCACCGTTTCGCATAAGAACTTCATCGTCGCTGTCATGACAGAAAGAAGCAAAGTTGGCACTAACACCTGTACCTGCCCCGTAAGTAAGTTTAGTTTCAACTGCTGCTCCGGGCGTACTAGCAACCTCTGCGTATTCTTCTGAACCCCACCAAATTGTAAATCGCTCACCCCAAGCCTGTGCGTGGTCTGAACCCGGTACGCATATTGAATACAAGTAAGTGCTACTTGCGGTTGTTATTAGAGTACCATCATCGGTGGTTTTCAAAATCATAGGGCTGTCTACCTTTGGTATAATGTGGTCGCCCGCTACACTTGTGTAATTGTCACCACGAAGGTTCCTCTGCCATGTGGATATGTCAACAGGGTTATTCTGATTATCAACTAGAATAGGAGTAGCGGTGTTAGCATTAGTACCCTTGTAACGGGTAGTAATGTGCAACACTGTTTCAGGAATATAACCTACATCTAACCTTGTACCTGCATCTCTTTCAACATCGCTTAACCCACCAGTGTGTTTAGAAGATACAACGGCGTCACTACTCGCACCCTCGACCAACCCCCAATCTTTGTTCCTTGATACTTGGAATAATTTACTTAGAGGCGTTTTGCTCTTACTACTGGCTTTAACTCGTATCGCAGTAGGGCTAACTCCCCATTCTCCCAATGTTTTACCATCAGGTGCAAACATACCTGTGCAATCAAAACTAGTCGCTGCTATACTATCGTCTGTCGGGTCAGGCATAGCCATCGCAAACTCAACTGCTGCTGCAATCACTTCGTCAGTGAGTACGCTTGTGAAGTTGATTCTTGGGCTAATTAGCATACCTTCGTTAGTAGTTAGTGCACGACCACCTGTGCAGCCATAGAAGTAATGCTTGTTAGATGCACCAGTGTCACCGTCGTGGTCGTAATGAGAACGACTGGTATAATGAATAGTAATCCCTTGGTCACCACTAGTACCTGCGTCATCTGTCAATTGTAATACTCCCGACTCAGGGAATCCGAGATAACCTAATACATCGGGGTGAGTTAGCGTGTCTCCTGTACTGTAAGGTGCAGTGAAAGTTACATCCATAGTTACTCCGGTATCAGTAGCCTTGTTACCAGTCACATGTATTCCTACAGCAGGTGAAGGGTAATTGTTCCAAAGATTACCTTTGTATGGCTTAGCAGTGCCTCCACTTTTTTCACCGCAGACTTCTCCTGTACCTACCATGTGCTTACCAATTGTGAATCCACCTTGTGCTACATCTCTATCGTCAAAGTGAATAACAATCTCTTCGTCAATCGTAGGAGGTACTATTGTCAAATCATTTGCAAAAGACTTACCATACTGCTTGTATATCATCCTAACAGTATGATTATCGCCTCGGTGGTCTACTAAACGAATACCGTAAATGTTACCGTCACCTATGTTACGGGGCTTCATATCATCTTTAGGAATATAACCAACTTTGTTATCGGTATCGTATATTGTACTATTTAGCATAGCAGTAGCGGCGTTAGAAGCGTTACCGTATACTGATTGGTAACGAGAGTCTTCTCCGTCTCTGCCCATCCCCCATTTACCAGCATCAGGAGACCAGCCGGGTATACCTGCTTGAGTCATACCGCCGAAGTTAATACGAGACTTAGCAGAAGTACCTGTTCTCAATCCATCGACAAGTGTAGATGAAGGGCTTTTGGTTTCAAACGATTCATCTATAACTGTATTACTATTCCTACCCGAAGCGTTTTCTCTAAAGGTATCAGCAGACTGTGTTGAACCAATCACTATTTCAGGACCTATACTCAGATTATTGCTAAAAGAAGCAAGAGTTTCTTCGGGAGGTAAGTATTCTTTCAAAGTTGTAATTGGTGCGAACGGTCTACCGAATCTATTGATAGGCATAGGTGCAGGGTGCATGTTTTCACCAGTCATTTCATCAGGTTGGCACCAATAATTACGGAATCTACCACCGTGCCCAATGAGGTACTGAGGGCGATAAGGTGTTTGAGCACGGCTGTTATCTAACCAAGTACAGAAGTTTCTACCTTCTGCGCCCGGTATCGTAGAATGTATAACGATAGAGTAACCTTTGTTACCGTCAGAATCGAGAACTACTCTACCAAGATGGGCACGAACATACCCCATATGCGTACCTCTGTCGTGACTTGAGAATCCTCTTTTAATATCCCAAAACGGAGCCGGGTCGTGTGTAGAACCAGTTGCTGCAAAGTCAGCATTGATATGAGCAGCACTTGGGTCAAAGCCCATACTGAATCCGCCAGCCTTTACGCCGGGTGAAGATAAATCAAACTTTTCACTTTCGCCTAAATACTGGTCAGCAGGTCTTCTAGCGTGAGTACGACCATTCTTTGCACCCGCTTGGTTAACTAAGCGAACAACTTCTCTTGCTGCTGCTTCTATGTCTGTTACACCGTCTCTAAGTGCTACCTCTCCAAAGTCTACTGTTAACCGGCGCACGAAGTCCATCTGAGTCCAATGGTCTAGTTCATTCAATCTTGCCTCTTCATGCCCGCTTAGGTCAGAGGTACTGCTTCTAATCCCTTTCAGTGCAAGGAATGCTGGTATCGCTCTTGTACCATCGGGAGTATCAAAGAATGTCGAGGCTTCTCTTGAGTCTTTGTCAATCTGCTTATGCTTTAGAATAGCGTCGTCAGAATTGATAACAGCATCATTAGTCCTTGGCATAGCGCCATTTGTTGCATACTTTGTACCTACATCGGGTGCATGTGGTGAAAGTATAGTACCTGTACTAGCATTCCATGTACTCTTATGAGAATAAGCAGCCTCCATAAAATCGGAGCCATTAGTCGGAGCAAGGTATTTACTTTCGCTTGGGAAACCGGCGGCTACATCTATCCAAGAACCTGAATTGCCATCATCGTGCACAATTGCACCGGCAGTGTGGGCTGGTGCAGCCCCTATCTTGGTGGCATCAGCGCTACTCTGTACCTGCATCCATAGGTCTTGGAAGGCAATGAACTCACGGTCATGCGCTACATCATACAGCAATACACGGGCATGCTCTTCTGTAGATTGATAAGGGTCTAGGTAAGCGACAGTCGGTGCAGGTGTATTAGATGTAAATGTCAAAGTTTGACTAGACTTAGAGCCGCCAGTGGTAGCCTCAGATAACTCAAAGTGAGTAGCGTCGGTTACTGTAGCCACAGTAGCGCCGTCAGGTATACCACTACCACTTACTCCCATACCTACCACAATTGCAGTAGAAGAAGTGTGAGTAATTGTCGGGTCGTTATTATACGAAGCGCCACCTACTGTGAACTCGGCGTATAATCCAAGTGCTTCGTAATTTAACTCAATCGTTTTGTTAACATGTTGAACAAAGTTCTGAGCCGTTTCTGTACAACTATTACCTATCAAGAAGTTCTCCATAGGTATACTGTTCCTTGGATTAGCAGCAAACGCTCCGCCCCCTCCGTTGAACCCAGTCCATACTTCGCCTTCGTTGAGTGTGCCTCTGCTCTTAGCAAACAGTCCCTCAATCGCATGAGGGTTGGTGTAATGCATGTTCATCCAAACGGTGTCACCGTCACGCAATCCACCCGGAGCATACGGATAAGCCCAAGATTTGTTTAAGAATACACCTTCTTTGACTTCGGGATATATCGTAGTAGGACTTGCATGCATATCTACTAGTGTAACTTCGTCACCGGATGCTGGTTGAAAAGCGTCATCTCGCTGAGTCAAAGTTAGCAAATTGTCAGATTTTATATTATAATGAGCATGAGTTATAACTCCGTTTGAAGTAATTGTCAAAGTCTTACTACTCAAAGAGCCGCCGGTTGTAGCGACCGATAAATCAAAAGTAGTATTACTGATAACTGCTTCAACTGTTGCTCCAACAGGTATACCATCTCCACTCACAGCCATACCGACTGCGACCAAGGTAGACGACGAATGTGTTATGAGTTTAGCATTGTTATAGGAACAACCAGTCAAACTAAAGTCACTTGGTGCCCAAGCAAGGCGGTAGCGATAACCGCTATAGTCATCTACTCCGGCTATGTTATCAGGAAATAAACTGGCATCTTTCATATACAAAAGGGTCGGAGCACCACTAGCCCAAGCCTGTACTACCCCTTTGGCTCTACCGCTCTGTATTCTATCGAGATGAGGGTTAACACGAGGCCCTGCTCTAAACTCTACTGCACTGACATATTGCCTCATACCATAGTCTACATTACCACCTTGTGTCATTACATTGGAGCGGTCATAGTAGAAAGAGCGCCTACCTTCATATCCAGCACTCTTAAGCAGAGGGTTGTCAGCAATAGGAGTGTAATTCATATCTTGGTAGCCCGGAGCCGGAGTAAGTTGTGCACCAACTGCAAACTCCTTGACGAAGTTCTTACTCATTGCCCAGTTGCCACCAGCAGTAGACGCAGAGGCCGCTGTAATTGTGTTAGCACTTGTGTCTCTAGCAGTGTAGAGCACCCATTCTCCGCTCGGCAAGAATGCCCTACGATACCTTGCACTACCGTCAACACCAGCAACGGTGACAGGGGCAGCATCAGGTATAGGGAATATGCTTGCATCTTCTACATGAATTAAAATCGGAGCGCTTGTATCAGTAAACGGAGCAGTAATCTTAGTCCCTGACCTGTGACTGTCACTAGATATGCTGTAGGAAAATGCACCAAAGATTTCAGGGTCTTGCGTTGCAATTTCGTCATGTCTTCTACCTACTGGGTTTGGTGCCCAGTTACTTGCAGTATGTGTAGCGTCGACATGTATTTTCATACTGTTATCAGGGCCGGGGAATATACCCTTGTCAGGGTTGTCAAAGAAGAACTCTTCAAACAAAGGTATCTCTACTAAAGCACGAGTACTGGCGTACTGTGTACCCAATTGGTAATCGTGCTGTACGCTGTCTAATGTTTGGAATAGTCTATCATTGACAGTAGTACCGTCGTTACACATGGATTCCTCAAGGAACTTATCATCAACATGTAATTTATGACCTGTGCTTATTCCAGTAGCACTGACCCAAGCAGCAAAGCCTACTGCTTCACTACCGTCGGCCAATACAAACTTACCTGAACCTAAGTGAGTAGTGCCTGATGCAAAGTTAAACAAAACCCCTGTCTTTGAAGAATACTCTGCCGAAGCAAATCTAATCGGCTCGTTTACATCAGTTCTTGGCAATTCAAGATATATTCTACCGACTTTAGGGAAACAGTATGTACCCCAAGATTGTAAATCAGTAGAGCGGTTGTTAAGAGGTAAAGTCGTTACAGTGCGACCACTTGTGTCGACTGCGCTTACTTCGGTAACACAATCACGCCTTGTATTCCAAGCAAGGCGAGCGGTAGGGCTAGGCTCCCAAGTCTCTTTCGTGTTGATTGCACCTTGACCCGGACCACCTAGCATCATTGTTACGACAGGTGCACCGGGCATTATTTCCTTAACAATGTGAGAATCAGGAGCACCGTCACCTTTTGCACTGACACTAGCACCCGCTATATCGGATATAATACCATAAGCGAGTAGGTTTGAGTTACCGTTATCATCTTCATTGAATGAAAGTACACGGCCCCTTGACATCAAGTATTCTACTGACAAATGGTTAGATGAATCTTCATCTATCTTTAGTCTAGCCAGTTGTGTAAATCTTCTACGGTCGCTTGGTTGAACAGTTAAAGTTACTATATCTCCACTCATCTGATGCTCAATGATGTCAAATATCTCATGAACAGAAGTAGATTGGTTAGTAGTACCTGTACCTATGTTAATAGACTGGTTGTAGAGTTCTTCATTGTCTACCAAAGACGCAGTAATTCCAGCAGACACTCCGATGGCTGTTTCTGCAACAGAAGTAATTGTACCTAATACGGTCCCATCAATCTTATACAAACTCTGACCTGTTGAGAACTTAGTACGAGCGTCTACTGCATCAACGGTGATACTGGTAGCAGTTGCTGAATAACCACTGCCATTATTTACCAACACACCAGTTTTTTGCCGGTCATACTGAGAACTTTGTCTAATTATATCTGCTGTCTCTTCTAAAGTGTCTTCATAAGTAGCGGTTTTAATTATTATTTTACTAAACTGTGAACTCTTAGTAGATAAGTTAGAATCAGATACCGCTATACCTTGGGGTGTAGTTTGCGGCGGGTCAGTAGATGCCAAAGGTAAGTAATTATCAGGGCACAGCGTTGTGTCTAAAGTTGTCTCTGCAACAGTGCCTTCTTCTGTATCTCCTTCTAAGTCTCCGCTTTTGAAAGGAAACATACCGGGTGCTTTGAACTCTACTATACCACCGGGAGAAAGTATATCCAAGTCTGCACTAGCCATATCAGTGTGTATCAAATCGAGTATAGATGTACTACCAGTCACTATTGTACTGACATCAGGTAATGTCTTACTAACCATTAGACAAGGTCCATCCATCGCTAGTTTAACAATCGCTCCTGTAGTATCGACTGCTTGAAAACCGGAGTCTGTATTCGCACTGAATGTAATCTTATTGTCACTATGGTTTAGAGTAGCAGTAATGTCAGGGTTAGTGGTCGCAACTACTCCTCCTATTGAGATAGAGGTTGCTGGCAAAACTGCTCCGGTTTTGCCAAAAGACTTGATACTTTGTAATTTAATAATAGTAGCGGTACTGGTAAATGAAGAGTCTATCCTAGATACAGCCGCAGTAGGGAAATCTACAGAGTTGTGACAAATTGCATTGTAGTGAATCTGTACAAAGGGAGCATAGTCGTAACTAGCCAAAGAAGGTACGCTCAGTATAGCAATCCTAGACTCGTCAGAAGGTACCAGTTGTGCCTTTGAGTTTTCAGCAACAGTATCGGCACCCAATGCTTTCAATGCAAATGCACTAGGGTCAAATGAAGTCCCACCTATCGCAAGTAGACCTCTCTGAGTATCAGAAATGTCACTCATTCCATTTTCTACGACCGTGTTAACTTTGGTTGAATAAAAAGTATTTTCTAACTTGACAGGTTCGTGAGAATCAAATGCAGATATTTTAGAGTTTAGAGGCACAGTTCCTCTTATATCAGAATACTGCGATGAAAAAGATGCGGATATTACATCAGCCGAAGCATCTAACTTCTTATCAACTACTAAGTCAGATGCGGGAGGCAAATAGCCCATGAAAGGATGGCTCTTTACATGATTGAGAATGTGTCTACCGCTATGTCCTAAGTAAAAACCAGCACCGGGGTTAGTAGTAAATGCAGCGAACTTGTTGTGAACCGTGTTGTCAACGGCCATACTCATTGAAAACATAATCCCATGATTTTCAAAATTACTTTCATCTATACACACTTGGCCCTGTCTGTGTGAAAATTGAGTACCGCTACCTTGTGGCTGATACACATTACCGTTACCCCCGTCAACTAGGCAATCGCCCGTTACTACTACGAAGCGACCAGCATCATGTGCCTGTAATGCACCTCTACGACCAGTAGAAGCATTCGATGCAAAGTCAAGGTGAATTGACTCAACTGTGATAGTGCCAGCATCACCATCAACTGCCATGAGTCTTAGTCGCTCAGGGGCTTTGTTGGTAGGCTTACCAGTAGTAGAGACATAGCCTAGCGGGTTAACGATTATATTGTAAGGAACTTTTGGTATAGTCGCATCACTAGAAGATGTAGCACCGTGCACTTTTATTTTGTAAGAGCCTTGAGAACTCCAAGGACTTTGAGTTGTAAAATTAATAGCATTACCGACTACAACTGAGACTCCGTTCTTAAACTGATTAACCAAAGCAGTAGCGGCTGCTACGCCTATGTTAATACTTGAACTAGCACTAGTAGAAGCAGATATAGAAGGCGTAGTAGTTATCAGAGAAATAGGCTCAATAGGCTCTTCAAATCTCCAAAGTCCGATTGTGTCATCGCTTTTGACAGGAGCGAACTCACTCCTACCTGACTTCTTTTCACCTCTTGACAGATGGATAGCCTCAATAGTACCTCTGTACTCTCCACCTTTACCTCCTAAGTACATATTTGAAGGAGACAAAACTATCTGCTGATTCTCTTCAAACTCCTTAGCAACGACCAAGTCACCATTGATGTGCATTGATAGATAGCGGCGATTAAATGTAACAGTTACATTGAGTAACTCTCTATGCCCGTCGTTTAGTGCAGTAGAGTCATTTACAGCGGCGTCTGTCGCAATGTAAGAATTGTGCATATTGAGCGCAGGTTGTGGGAATAGTATACCATCCCAGTAAGCAAAATCTCCGTTAATCTTGTTAACAGGCTTTGCACTACTGATTGTATGTACGCTTTTTGTTCCAGCCGCTACATTTTCTAAATTAATCTCAAAAGTAGCAGGGGCGGGACTAGAAGGACTACCTACCGTTAGTCGCATCATATTTTCATACTCATAGACAATACCACCACAGTCAGGCATAATCCATGTTTCAAGTGTAAATGAATGTAAGGCGGCAGGTAAAGACTTTCTACCTTCGTCACTTTTACCATGTATCACATTTTGATTACTAGGTACCAAGACACCGTCAGTTACCCCATTGAAGGAAAGGGCGTATCCGGGGTCAATTACTATACTCATATCTATACCCCAATCACAAAGTCAGAAGCCATTAATTTAAGATTAAAGGCGTAGTAGTTGTTGCCAGCATCATACCGTACATGTAGTTTTTCAGGTATAATCCTAATACCACCGTCATTACCATGACCTACTGTTTGTAAAGTTACTAATGTATCACCGATAAGATTGCCTACAAAGTTAGTCAAAGTGCCAACAGCGCTTGCTAATTCTCCTAAAAAGAACTTTTCTGACCAATCTTCGTCTGTTTCGTCAACAGGGTCACCACCAAGGTCATGGGGTAGCAAAGAAGGAACCATCTTTTTAGATGCGCTGATAGTATTAGCCAACGAACCTTTGTCGTCAATTGACTGCGCTCCAAATGTAAGGAAAAAGTTTCTCGCAACTCCGGTCACACCTGAACTCTGAATGAGGCTGTCGTAAGGTATCTGTATACCTCTTATCAAATCTTCATTCTTTTTGGCATTAGAAACAAGCCCTAGTAAGTCTTGTACTTTGTCACCAGCAGATTTACTTTTGTTACTAATTGACAGGTTTTCAGCATCTGCTCCAAAGTATTCAAACCTAGCCTTGTTTGAACTTAAATTAGAATTAAAAGGATTACAAGGTCGCTTAGTCTGAGTATAACCATCTAGCGCTTTGTCTTTTTGAGTGACTGAAATCAAAGGTCCACTTACGGTTGTATCAAATGCAGATAAAATACTATTACCGTTTGTAGAAGTTATGTAATCGTTACTATTTACCATTGCATTATCGGAGATTTCCAAAGCATCCTGTACCATAAGTGCTAATTGTGCAGCAGGGTTACCACCAGCCGCTTTGGTACTAAGGTCCTTGATGGGTAATTCTACAATTATATCTTGTTTATTAACCGCCATACCTAGGTTAAAGATACCGCTTTGTATAATCCTTGGCTCTTCTCCATCGGTACTTGCTGTAGTATAGGTATTGTGTGCTACTTCGTTAGCATTAAATCGAAGTATTACATTAAGAGGAGTGCGAGTTATGGTACTAAGATAACCGCCTGTATACGCACGGCAAAAGTTAGGGAAAAAGTGCAATTCTTTATCGTGCAATGTTGCTTCAAAGATACTCATACCGAGTACATCAATGAAGTATTTTTCTGAGTCATTTATAGGCACATTCATTGTATCTAAAGTAATAGTCGTAACTTTACTTGCATCGCTATTCAGAGTGATGTCAGTTAAGTGACCTACTAACTGACCTTGTCTAGTAAAAAGTGCTGCTTTGAAACACAATATATCTTCATCATCTGCAAGTGTAACTCTAGCACTATCTACTGTAATGACAGTTGTAGTTAAGTTAGTTACTGTCCCAATCAACGCACCTGAACTTTTGTGTATTCTATCACCTATTCTAATTACTGTATCACCGTTGCTGTTTAGTAAATTACCATTAGATATAGAATGAGAAGATAAACCATCATATGCAATCGCCGTCGCTCCTACCGAGATACCTGAACCGTTGTTAACTTCTGCACCAGTAAAAGGGCCATGTTCTTGTTTGTTACTTATGCTAGATATATTATTTTTAATCGCCTGTTCTAAGGTAAAGATACTTACATCATCAATGTCTATTATATCCACCACTGTGCTAGAACTAGTTGTTCCAAATTGTGCATTTACTGAACTTCTTAACTTGATGTTATCAAAAAAACCAACAATAGTATTATTCCCGTGAATGTCGGTAGATGTACGACTAAGGTTGTCACCAAACTTAGAAACAGTTGTTGGAAAATTAGAAGCAAAGTTAATCATAACTGAGCCGCTTAAATTAGAAGAAGTAGTAGATTCCGATTCAAAAGAAGGCTCGTCGTCTTGTAAAATACCTGCAATTTCAATCTCAATCGAAGGTGTATTTGTATCAATTGCGAATCTTTCCATATTAGGAGTAGGAATAGTACTTGCCTTTCTATCAACCGCGATGTCAATAGATTGCGCCTCCAATGGTATTTCTATCTCCCCTTTGGGACCTGCTAGTAATCTAATTGGTAACGCCACTTTTTCACCTCATATTGTTATATCAGCCGCTACAAACTTTAGAGAAAACTCATACGCTTTCATCTCCGCATCTCTATGCACATTGAAGTCAGTCACTATACCGCTTATTCCATTCATACGGCTACCTGTAGCCCAAGGTGCGAATAAATTAGACGCATGGGTATTGTTAGACATTGCTAATTTACTAGCAGTTAAAGTGGTACCTGTTGTCAAAAAGTGGTTACGCTGCGCTACTTGAGAATCAAGACCACTTTCACCTTTGGTAACTTTGCTATTGTAAGGTATTTGTATGCCACGGATATAATCACCTGATTCTACTTCACTGTAAAGGCTCTCTTGTATATAGTCTACAAAGTTTCCAACAAAACTACCCAATCCACTTGTGTTTGCTGTTCTAAAGTTATTACTATTGGCAAGTATACCTAATATATCTTGTACCTTGTCACCAGCAGATTTTACCTTTTTACCGGACTTGCCGCCAGTAAAGCCTTGTACTAAGGGCATGTTACCGGGACTCAAAGTATAATTTATTGTCTCGTTAACACGACCAAGAGAAGTAGCATATAGTTGAGTTATAGTTAATCTTGTTTGGTGACCGTGGCTAGATTCTCCAATGTCTATGCTGAAAACTTTATCTAAAGTAAAACTACCCAACGCATCTACAGGTCTGTCTCCTAATTTGAGCGTAGATGTTAACAAGTTCTTTACTAAAAAAGCAATGTACTCGTCGCTTCTTTCGTATACAGTTGACCCCGCTCTTGCAGTAGAGCCGTCTTGGTGAGTAGTGAACTCAGGACCACCATAACTAGCACCAGCGTCTGTACCAGCACCTATGTTCTTTATCGTAGCCATTAGACATGGACCTGCGTAACTAGAACTTTGAAGGTCACCTGATAAATTATCACTGGCTGCTATCCAAACCTTATCATCAGTGGCGGGATAAGCCCCACTAAATGTGCAAGTTATTGTACTGCTATTAACTGCGATTACTGTTGCTATTGTATTAGTGCCGTTACTGCCAACAAAGCCGTTGCTATTTCTAAATATAATTTTATATGTAGAAGAACTACTAAGTTCAAAGTAATGTTGTGGATTTGCACCTGAAACTGTTAACACATCGCCGCTGCGATTTGTAATCGTCATGTCTGTTTCTCTGTTTCTATTCACATAGCCATAAGGTTCCTTAATAGACCCTAACTTCGTAGTATCAAACCCTAATCTAATTCTATTACTGTCGTCTGTATAACTAAAGTGAGCGTAAGGATGCGCTCCTCCAGTTTCACCTGTTATGGGGATGTTATATTTTTTAGAAAGATAGCCTTCTACTTGTTGCCTTTCTACTTTAGTTAATACTCGGCTGTAAATCAAAATCTCGTATATATTACCAGTAATGTAGTCTCCACTTGAACCTGCTCCTATAACCGTAGCATCGTCATCGACTACATCATAATCGTCACCAGTGTCAGTATCTTCTTCAAATCCTTTATTGTAACTGTGAGTGGTATGACTACCGCCCACTTCATCGGCGGTATGACAATGTAACTGAGGCTCGTATTGTATCAATGTAGCATCAGTATCTGATACATCATCAGCACCGTCATTAAAGACAGAAAATCTAATTTTATTAATACTACCAAGTCTATAACGAACAGTCCATCCTTTGTCACTACCTTCTCTTGTACTAATAACATGCTGGTCAGTATCGGCAGAAAAATTAGTACTGTTTGCTACAATAAATACAGTCAATTCTGCTGGATTGATACCTGCATGATAAGGTACATCGAACTTAGCAGAGCCGTCGAAGTAGACAAAGGGCTGCCCGTTAGCACCCCCTGTTCTATATCGAGGAGAGCCGGACTTCGTGCCTGTTATCCCATTTCCACTAGAGTCGACCCAAGTATTTACAACTGAATTGAATGAAAGAGTACTAGTATCGACATTAGTAGCAGTGATAGCATCTGCCTTGAACCAAGCACTAATTCCCGAAGTAACTGGGTTATTATCAGTTGTAGCAGTTTTTTCAGTCCAATATCCTACTGGTAAGTCAATGTACTTGTCTTTCCAATTTCCATAATTCAATATAGAAGGGGCGACAGAAACCATGCCTCCAAAGTTAGTACCTGTATTAGTGCCAAAGCCAACTGTGTTGAACAAACCAAAACCGGGTTGAGTCAACCCGTCACCATCAGTAGGTCCACCTTCGTCATCGGGCAAAGTAAGGTCTTGTGGTTGATAAAAGTCTATTACGGCCTGTGCTTGTGAAGAAGTCTCTTGACCTTCATCGTCAGTAAATACCCCTTGTATTTCAAAAGCAACTGCGGCTTGGTTTAGGTCAATCCCCATCTTTTTAGCCTGTAGTAAAGGGATAGCAAAGTTAGATTGTATACGCTCAACAACCATGTCTATGCTAGTCGCATCTAAGGAAAGTGTATCTCCGTTCTCTTGTACGAGACGGATTGGTACTCTTTCCCCTGCTTCTGCCAAACTTAACCACTCCTACTAAATCCGCTACTGCTAAGCGGTCCACCGATTTTAGAACGAAGTTCTTTAGTTACCATAGCGCTAATTTCCTTGGCTAATGCTCGCTTATCTGTTCTGTCAGTTATTCCGCTGACATCTATCTTTAGATTAACTGTAACATTATTTTGCTCTTCTTGTGCGCCCGCCTTAGTTGGTAATCGTCTTTCTGCACTAGGTGCTTGTGGCGCTTGTCGAGCAGTCATAGTTTTTTCAAGACCTTCTTGGACTCCTTTAATAGATTCCTCCATTTGCTTGAAAGGCTCTATACCGCCCATCTGTCTAAGTGATTCTCTAAGGTCAGTGCTGTGTGACTTTGTCATAGACATACTGTTAGTGAACTTATCCATTTGGGTTTGAAGTGCTTTCATATTTTTCTGCGCTTCTTCACTATATCTCTTAAAGTTCTCCATCGCATCGACGGACCTTGGGTCAATTTCTCCATCTACCATTGGCTCCCCTCCAGTGGTGGGACAGTGTCATACCCCAAGTAGACTTTGTTTTCTGAGACTTGTTCTTCTCCCTGCATAGCCTGTGCCCAATACAAAAGTTGCTTAGCATCATCTATCTCCAAATCTCTAACCTCCTTTATTCCCATTCCGTAGTGTGTCATTAGTAGATATTCCATTCCTTCTTTTTGAAAGCGAAGCCGGTCAGTTACTGTTCTCCCGTAGACGAACCGTTTGATGTTGCCAACTTCGCTTCCCGAAAAACTAGCCAACCCATAACTTCGCTAGGTTCAGGTAGCAGCGCAGTAAGGCTTTGGCCTTCACTAGGCGTTAATCCTTCAATGTCTATGTAGTCGTCGCAGACTAACCACTTTTCAAAAGCATGTCTCCAGTATTGTGAGAAATCCATTGTACCATCCATAAGTAACGGCGCAACTGCTTGTACATCAAAGAATGTCAAGCGTTTTGCTGTAATTTCTAAAGGTCGGCCATTTATTTTTATTTTATTCTTCTTCGGTGACATACTTACTCACTTCTTTATCATTTGATGCAGCCTCTTCTGAGGGGGCATCATTAGCAAGGTGGGCGAACGGGTCGTCGCTGGCTTTCCCTGCTTCGGGGTCAAAGAGGTATTCTCCTCCTTCTTCTTCTTCTTCTGCCAAATCTACTACAGGCGAGTGAAGGTTTTTCCAAATCTTCAACGGCATAGTATCATCTCAACAGTGGTAAAGCGTATCTTCGCTTATGACTTTTAGGTTCCTAGGCTCTAGCCTAATTTTAGAATGCAACAATCCCTTGTCATCAGGGACAGGTATAGGTGCTGCGGTAATAATATAATCATCTAATAATATCCTCATAGACTGAGCGGCGGTGTTAGCAGAAATGTCAGCAGTTGCTGTCGCCGGTTTAGTGAAGTAAAGGTGGATTAAGTTTCCAGTGGAACCTACTGTGCCGCTCTGTTCAATGTGAGTTCTTAATTGGTGGAATAGTGTAGCATCAGTTAAGACTACATCTATTTCCATCTCAAACTCTTCACGACCTTCACGAATAATAGAAGCGTTTCTAGTACCACCATAAGGTACTTGCTTGAGACTTAGTCCTGTACCGGTATCTGTGCTCTCTGCAACTGGGTTGCTTTGGATTGTATGAAATACTTCTACACCAGTTTTGCCTCTTAATTCAAAAGCACTGATAAATCCTAAACTAGAGCCAAATGCTTCTACACTACCATTGTAAAACATAAATGGTTTTTCAGTTCCAGTAGCAATACCTGATGCTTTCCTTGAAGTTTCATCAGTAGCCGTGTTTTGGAACATGCGGTGAGAATTATAACGGTCACCTTGATTTGCAGATTCTAAACGACCTGTATCTGTATAACAGGAAAGCGCATCAAAGATACACCTATACTTTAATTCAGCATCAACGGTAGATGATAATTCCCATTCTACTACTTTGCAGCCTCTAAAGATACGAGTCAATTGTTTACTATCTGTCGAGCCGCCCGGTGCATTTACGCCAGCGCCTGTTTCAGCAGAATAAGAACCTACATCTCTGTTTCTAATACTATGCTCTACGCAGAAAGAAGGAATGGTGTCTGCTGAAAAGAACAATTTTCTCACAGGCCATTTGATTAATTTAGAAGATAATATGTGAGGGCCTTGGTCTCCCGTTGCGTCGTATACTCTAATTCCAACAGGGTCGTTTGAGTGAGCAAATTGCCAAGGGTCATCTACGAATACTCTAAAGCCACTGGCTAAAGCCTCAACTGCAACTATGCGTCTGCACTCGCTTGTTTCTGCCCACTCAAAGTGATGAGCATCGGAGGCTAAACTACCACCACTGGCAGGGGGCCAATACTTGTTAGTATCTAATTCAGGAGCCTTGTATGTCGTAGTAGGGCTTCTCGTAGTGTCTTTGATTAGAATGTATTTACCGATTATGTAATCCGGGTCACCTGCTGTAAGATTGAAAGCGCTTGCGCCGGAAGGGAGGCTACCAAACCCTAAGTCAGGAATGTCAATGTAGGTTTGACCCGGAGACACTGTGTAAGTGAAATCTGTTTGGTCTGTACCTTGAAGCCTACCGCAGTTGTAAGCGTCTACGACTTCTCTACCGAGACTGTAATATAACCAACGAGGGCTATGTAATGGCATTTCAAGCGCACCGCCCATATGATGCACCTTGCCTGTTTGCTGTACTGCTGCCTGTCTACCAAGCCCTACGACATGGTATTTGTGAATATCAACTGTGGTATCAGGTAGTGTCATAAACGAAGCCAATCCTACGAATTGGTCTATTAGACTAAACTCTTTGGATAATTTAGCCTGAGCATTTATAGAAAAATCAGTACTTGCTGTGATAGTAGGCATGCCCAAAGAGTGAATGGAAATTATGTCATTAGTTGCACCAGTAACAGCCGCACCAAGTGCAGGTACAATTTTTATTTTAGTAACAGTGTCAAGCGTATGGTCTACTATACTGTGTATTCTACCATTAAGTGCTTCGTAGTAATAAGGAGAAAAGCCTCCTGATGTATTACTACCATGGAAAGTTAACTTTGCTCCAATCAACATACCGACTGGTACAGACAAAATACCTGTAGTACTGTGGCGACCCACCGTACCATTTACACTACCGATTGCAGTTGCGAATACAATTTCTGTATAGTCTGTGTAGTTAGTGGCATTGAATGTCAAAGGTTGACCATGCTCTAAGTGCAAGCCTGTCTCATGTCCCATAGTAACTTCTGAGACATCTCCTTTGTAATGCGCTCCAAACCCACTCATGGTATCAACTCCGCAAGTACTACGACTTCTACTTGGAATGTGTGACGGAATAATTTTTTAGTCCTGTCGCTTAAATCAGTGCGTGTTTTCATAACCATGCGGTCAAAATTAACACCATCTCCTTTTCGACTGTTATGGATTACTCTTCTCATTTCATTTTCCATTTTACGCAAACGAGAACGGCCTTTGGATGTACGAATATCTACTGTGATATTAGTACGAGTTGTTGTGAAGTTATAGAATAAGTCAGGTACTTCTTCATTAAGGGCTGTTTCATAACATACTATGTAATCGCTACGCTGCAAGTCTAAACGCTTACCACGCTCAGGCCCTTCGTCTGCTACATCAATTACTACTGGTCGAATGTTATCAGTATTTGCTCTGTTCCAAGAACCAGTGTTGCTAGAAGAGTAGTTATCTTTGAGTACATCAATAACGACATCGAGTGCTTCTTTCCATGTCGCCGTCATGCAAACACCACTATTTCCTTATATCTTTGCAAAATAGTCTCTGCCTCCTTGCGGTAAAGTTGAATCTTAGAGCCGAGGTCTACATTCTGAGAGCCTTCGGGAATAAGTACAGAACGGTCATCGGACATAAGTAAGTCAGCAGCCACTAACTTAGTAGCGGCCTCTTCAATTGCTTTCTCAAGATAGCGTTCGCCATAGATATAAGAGACCTTAACTGCATTCCACTCAAAGAACGGGTATGAGTTGTTGAAGTAAATGATACCCATCTCTGAATCTAACCACCAGTCCCTAAGACGGGCTTGGTCACCACCAGCGTCAGAGTACTGCCCTATGTCAGTCTTGAAGCAATGTTGAGTCCAAGTAAGTGTTTCGTCATCAGTGAAAGTACCGTGGAGCAGGTACCCTCCGCTCAGCACAGTGCCGCTGTTAGCAGTATAACCTATGATAGTTACTCCACCCTCTGTATCTACAGCCCTAACAATCCCAAACTCTTTGAAAGAAGAAGAATCTGAAAATGTAATAGTGTAACTACCATCACCGGGCGTAGCATTTATCACGCCACTTGCAGTAGCAATGTTAGTCTGAGAAATAGTTAAATTAGTTTCATCGCTAAGGGCGATAGTTGATGTTTCCCCTCCTTTTGTTTGTTGAAGACTAGTTATTTTCAATGTACCATTACCGTAATCTGCATTGGCCGTAGCCAAAAACTCATCATTGACATTTATATTTACATTTCCCGATGCTCCGGGCTGCGTGTAAGTTGTTCCACCCGGACTAGCATTGCCCGAAGCAGCAGTAGCGGTAGTAAAACTCACAGCGCCTCTGTTAGTTCTGTCCTCTTTATTGATTAAGTCTGCAAGGTTTTGAGCAGTTGTTACGCTATTGTAATTAGATTCCCATTGCTGAGTGCCAGTTCCAACTGCTAATTTAGCAAACCCTCCACCGCCGGGAGATAAGTAAATTGCATCACTGGCTAGTGCAGTATAGTCTACAATCTCCAGCCTTGCCTCTGCACCAGCCAGTTCTCTATAATCATCACCTTGCCATACTTCAAGCCTCAAGATTTGCTGAACATTCCTAAACAATAGGGGGGTAGTACCTACATAATCAGTATAGTATCGTCTTCTATAAGGCTTGTAAGTATCAAAGTTGACATACTCTGCGCTTACGAGATAAGGTCTCCAAGCATTGTGAGTGATATTATCAATGCGGTCTTGTACTTCAAGAATACGCTGTTCGACTATAGACTTCTTCATTCCACGAGTCTTGCCGTTGGTAAATGATGCTTGGTTTTGAACATAGGTATTGTCTGCTACCGCTACATCTATCAAGTCAACATGCGAAGCAATCGTAGGACTACCGGTACCATTTATGTCAATTAGATTAAGTTTTACGCCATTGTTACCTCCACTAACAATAGTAGTGATTTCCCCCGTAAAACCAATAGGGTATGCGTCACTGTAAACTAGGATAGTGTCTCCTACTGAAAAGCCATGTGCTCGGTAATCCGCACCAGTCACAAACACAGCGTTAGCGACAGTGTCAGCACTAGCCAACACTGCTTCACTCGGTCCAATACCAAGTAAGTCTGCTACTTTCTGAGCACTAGTATATACAATTCCAGCAGGGTCAAGAGGCCGAGTCTCAGGCTCGCCGGGTGAAAATACTGCTGGCATATCTCATTCCCCTCACCTTAGCCAAGCGTTACCACTTGAATAACCCTGTTGTTTCAAAATAGACCAAGCGTCATCAAACGACTTGCGATACATAAAGTCAGGGTGACCTCCGTGAGGAGGCTCGCTTGGAGCAGGTGCCGCTGCTTCGGGTGGATAGCCTTGCTCTATTGCGGTTTGTTCTTCACTTGTGACATTAGGTTGATTCATTTGTGGTTCTTGGGCACCTTCGGGCACTCCATCTAAGAACTCAATACCGTGTGCTTGTGGATTAGCCATCGCTTCTTGGATTAAATTATCACGAGCCATTTGCCAGTCAGGACCTGCACGGTCTCCTCCAAGTTCTCCAACAGCCTTTGCTGCTTTTCTATTAGCCCACCTTCCTAATCTAGTTGGCTTACCGTCGACTAATATCTTTTGACGGTGTGGATTGGGTTGTTTCAAAATATAAACTGTCATTGTTCTCTACTCCCTAAATTAAAATCTACTTGCTTACCACATGTTCTACAGGTATCTACCCAGCAGAAATAAAGCATACCACAGTGCTTGCATCTAGTCCCACTACCAATGTTTAACACATCACCAGCGTTCTTATTACGGTTGCGTTGCTTTAATGTCAAACCTGCAAGTGGATTATCTTCATCAGTTCTTACCGATGCTCCATAAGACTCGTTAAGCCTAATACCACGCTTCTGCAAGCGCTCAATGTCATTCAAGTCAAGGTTGTCGTTAGACTCCATATTATCCCACTCAAGCCTTGTAAATGATTACCAAATAAGCATTTCCCAAGACATTGAGCATTTCAATACCAACTATCGTATCTGCTGTATCAGCATCTGTCACTGCGTCAAAACCTGCATCAAGTGCAGTTTGGATTGCTGTAGCGCCTGAAAAGTCAGCCGGTGATAGAGGTCCTACCACTTTAGACTTTAATGCTGCTAAGTTTGCACTACCCATCAGTCGTCACCTCAAGAGCGGCGACCTATTGCTAAGAATGTTCCACCAGTGGTATTGTGCCCTACTGCACCGACACTTATAGTAATTGTAGTGCCAGCGAAAGTAGCCATATCTCCGGGCAAAGTCAAATCTACTGCTGCATATGATGTGCCACCAGCGATGTCTATATGCTGAACTTTTGCAAGGTTACCTGCTGCTATCGGATTAACTATTACTGCGTCAATACTTGCAAGCAAACTACCCAAATCTATTGATGTGTCCGTTGCTTCATATGAGCCTGTTACTATCATTCTGTCACCAAAATAACTTGGTCTTGCGTCTATTGTTACTGCCATTATTCTTCATCTCCTATTATATCTTGTTCTTCAACTGCCTCTTCGACTGGGACTTCTTCGACTACTGGTTCCGGCTCAGGAGCAGGTGGGTTGAGAGTGGTCTTTACCATGTCGAGCAACTTGCTCTTGGTAGTATATCCACTTACAACTTCACCTTTTCCTTTAAGCCATGCGCCTATGTCTTTTTTAGTCCAGCCACTATCAGGGAGTCCGTCGTTACCAGCGTCTACTGTTACACCTTCGTCTCCTTCTATCTTGAAGGTTTCAGGTGACATTCTGACTCTGTGTTTATTTAGCCATTCCTGACTAACTTCAACAGGCTCTCCCCTTACCCATTGACCTGATACATCGCTCTTACGACGATACATCATTGGTCCTAGAAAGGTTACTGTAGGCAAGTCGAATCACCTCAACCTGCGATTAATGTAATCAAAGTTGTGTCAGTTGCTCCGCCAACAGTGAAGGTTAGAAGTCCGGTTTCGTGAGCGACAGTTGTTGCTGCTGCTGCTAAAGACTCGTCAGTGTCAGTGTTGTTTGTCAAGTTGATAAGCGCATAAATCTTACTTAATCCGCTATCATATGCATTGACATCAAATACCTGTGTTGTTCCTGTATCACCTGTTACCATAACTGAAATCATTCTTAGTCCAGTCACTGGTTTGTTACTACTTGTGTTAGCCGCTTGGAATCCAGTTAATGCGCCGGGGTATGTCCCTGCTGCTGCTGTACCGGATAACCATGCTGTGTTAGCCCCTACTGTTCCGTCTGCATCAGGAACATTTTGCTGTGCTCCGGGGGTGTTTCCACCCATCGGTATGTCTAGGTATGTTGTCGTTACTGTTAAATTACTATGTGCCATATTTATTCATCTCCTTTATTTTCCACCATTAATCCTCACTGTAGGTCACGAATTGAACCTTGACCTCCAAAGAAAGTAGTCCAAACTTCACCCATTGTGCGGTAAAGTCCTTCTTGCCCTAGTCTGTTAACAGCGAATGGGTCTCCAGTTTCGATACCGGACTCAAAGTATTGAGTTGGTTTCGCAGTACTGTAGTATAGGTAGTCAGTGTCAAGCATGTAGATTCTGCTAATGCCGTCTGCTTGTACATCCTTAGATGGAATGATTGGGACACCGTTGTAAGTTGCGACTATAAATCCAGCCTCAACACCCGGTACACCTTTTACACCGTTGTAAGTTGGTACAACACGCTTTTCCTCCATGAATCTCTGTTGAGATTGTAGAAGTTGCTGAATACGCATTAGAGTGTCATATCCTGTTAGCATAACCTTCGGGTTACCACCACGAATCCAAACCTTTTGGAAGATGGTATCCAAGTGGTCAAGACTTAGAGTACGGCGGTTACCTGCTGCTCTGTCACTACCACAGTCAACTTCTGCGTTAGACCAAGAGTTTGCACTTCGGTCAATGCTGTAGATGTCTAAATCACTAGCGCCACAGTGGTCTGTACCTGCTGATGCACCAGTTTCCATAGATGTTAATCCACCGGATGAGCCACCGTCGTTTCCAGTAACTCTGTCAATAGACTCGATGTCATTACCTGCTGGTGTTTCGCTGTCTTGTGTTAGCATTTGGTTGATGTGCTCTGCGTGGTGCTTACCCATTTCCTCTTTAAGGACTGAGCGAATGTCACCTAGACCGTCATCCTTGTCATTAAGGAAAATAGCGGTTTCGGACATATCGAATGTGTGTGCAATAGTCTTAGGCTTTGCTGCAACATGCTGGAATGTAGGCTTGGTTGTGTCCGGTAGGGTTGCATTTTCTGCAACTCCGCCACCAACAGATGTTGACGGCTTAGCGGTAACTACTCTCCAACCACTTCTGTCCCAAGGCTTCTTAGGCAGAATGGAGAATGCGTTGAACTCTTGGTTCAATTGACTCCAAACTTTGCGGCCATAAATTGCTTGGTATGTACCTGCGGTTGTGCTCAGCATTGGTGCATCTGCCTTTAGTAGTTCTGAACCACTGTAGGAATATCCCATGCTCTGTCCCGCGCCATAATAATAGCGCTCCATATCGTTTACTGTTCTCATATAATTTCTTGCCATATTTCATTCCCCCAATTAATTCCATACACTCCCTGCTAGAGCGTGTACCTCATCCCAGTTCATGTTACCGAGTTCCTCTGTTGAAGGAATCTCTACGGTGGAGTTGTCTGTTGCTTTACGGATTTCTATACCTGCTGGTTTTGTAGCAAGGTCGTCAATTCTAGCACCAAGGTCAGCAATTGCTTTCTCGATGTTACTTAGTGGTGCACGAGCGTCAAATTGTGCTGCTGCGCGAGCCTCTGCATCTGCATTCATTTCCTTTGCAAGGCGGTCTGAAAATACATTGTTCAAGGAACCCTTGAATTGTTCTTCAAGAGCAGCGGCCTTGTAGACTTCGTATGCAGCCTCGATGTCAGTTGAACTAACATTACTTGGGTGCAAGTAACCTTTCTCTACTTTACCACTGTTTACTTTTCCTATAGCGCCAGTAGATGGGTTGCCACCTTCTTGTGCACGGCCTTTAACTTGACCTGCAAAGTAGTCTGCTCCATCTCCAATCTGCTCAGGTGTACTACCAAGGTTAGCCTTAGCGACATCGTCAAAGTGACTTCTTGCCGCACTGGTGTCAACGCCTTGTGATTTCAAGGTGTTTTCCATCCAGTTTAGGTATTCACTTGATATTACATCAGAGTATTCGCTCTTTTCCATATCATCGTATGCCTTTTTCTCTTCGTCTTTCATATCTTTCGCCTCATCTTTAGGTGCGTCATCTTTCTCATCCTTAGACTCGTCTTTAGCATCATCTTTGGATTCCATAAAAGGAGGAAGGTCGCCCTTCTCCATTGAATCCATATGTTTGCTCATTCGGTCTAAGACACTAGAAAGTTCTGCTAATGTTTCTGTTTCACTTGTCATATCTGTGTCCTCCTTCAATATACGGAATGTCGCCTCCGGGTTAATACCTTTTTCACAAATAGTAACTTCATGCAGTTCCAACTTGGAGATTTCTGTATAGTCTCCGTGTTTATCATCGGCCTTACGCATTCTCTTAAACGCTTGACCTCCGATGCTGAAACCAGTTAGGTTACCTTTGCGAATATCATTGGCTACTTCACGAGCCTTTTCGATGTCATCTCTTAGTTGGATGACTACGAACATACCGGCGTCATCGACACCGGATTTCCACACACGACCGTCAGAGTCAGTGTATTGTGGTATTACACTACCAACTTGTATGTTAGAGTGTGCGAGTTGTACATTTCTAAAATCTTCTGCTTTCATAAAGTTACCAAAAGCGTCTTTTAGTGCTCCACGAGTAATTAGGTCTCCTTGCTTGTCAACCATTTCGACACTGGCATAACCAGCGATTACAAGGTCGTTACCTGCCTTAATGATACTGATATTCCCCTCGTGATGAACGGGAGAGGTTCTCAGTGAAAGTGAGGCGACCATGCTTCTATAGAGAATGACCATACTATATAATCAAGTACGGAATGAAGCAGTGTCTCTTGTTACTTCTAAAGTACCACCTTCTACTGGTACTACCAAGTGCTTTGTATCTTCGGAGTCCTCTGTTTTCGGTTCTATAGAATAATCTTCTCCCGGCCTCTTTTTGTTATCATAGTCCGGCATTGTCTTAGAGTCGTTTAGATTTGTCGGACCAGTAGGTGATTCTATAGGAGTAGCATAATCTATTCCTAGGCCCATAGTACCTGTACTAGATTGCCCGACTAAACCTGCTCCACTTTTCATCATCCTTTCAAGTAACATTGCACCTTTAACTAGAATCTTCTGCTTCTTTTGTTTATTCCAAAAATCAGTACCTTCAACCTTTTTAGGCGGAATGAGTGGCTTTGAGTCTCCTTCTGTTTCATGAACTTCTTCTTTTTCTGCAATTTCCAAGTTAGCCTTGAGCATTGCTCCAGCCACAGGTGACCAGTATTGCCTTTGACTTTCAGACAAACGAATGAGATAATGATTAGGTGCCAAAGGGCTATGCACAGTCCAAATCGAACCTGTTTGAGTAGTCTTGTAAATGACATCACCTTGTGGCATAGTTATTCTAACACCCGAAGGAGACCTTGAAACTTCACATAACCATTGTTCTGTTTCAGACTTAGCGAGTATTCCAAGCGTCTCTTGGCTTACTAATCCTTCTCCTTCTGCTTCTTCTTGTATTTCAGAGCCGCTTACATTGTATAACTTCTGACCGCTAGTAGTTTCTGTAACACCTACATTACTGACATTGACTCTTACATGGTCACCTTCTTTGTACTTTTCAGAACTGTCAAAGGCCGCTCCCATATCCATGTATGTATCTCCGTTCAACTCAACCCCACGAGAGCCTAATTCTTCTTCTTGAGTAATTGGACCTGTACCTAGTCTATATGTGTAAGGTCCATTTCCTCTACGCTCAAGTACTACAAGTACGACATCGTTGCCCGGAGATAACAAAACCCACTTAGGATGTCGCATTTCACCTACCATGTAGGTAGACTTAGCATCACGCATCAATAATTGCTCGTTATCTTCTTGTAAGTTTTCAACAGTAAGTTCTAAACCAGCGTCGTCTGTTAAACGAGTATCACTTGCAGAAGGGACATGTATATTTTCAATACCCTCCATTCCGCCTCTTAGTATCTTAATACGGTCGTCAAGTAAAGTATCATGAACTTCTTTACCATCGTATTCTATTACATCAAAGATATAGTAACCTTCTTCTGTCTTTACTACATCTACTTGGAAATCTTTATCGGTGACTTTTCCAAAGTTAGTTTTATCTTCATCTGATAGCGTGAACGAAGGAGATGTAATGTCATCATCTTCTTTTTTAACAAAGCCCCTTTCACCCTTTGGCATTGCAGAAACAATCCAGTCTCCTGTAAATCCACGAAGGTGTTCAAGGTCTTCGATTTCAAAAATGCGATGCATTGGTTGTAACAAAGGTATATCTTTACCAAGTTCCTTGCGAATTACATCAGGGTTAGTCAATGCAGCAAGGTCCATATTGGACTTAGCAATGTCTACTGGGTTTTGTAACCTTCGATAACCAAGACTGTTTAACCAAAAGTTAGGTGCCATTCTGTGTAATCCGTGAAGTTTTTTTGTCTCCTCTGTATGCAATATAGGTTTCAAATGAGGTACTGCTAAATCATAAAAGTCCTCAGTAGGTTGTACAAGGTTAAATGGAGCATCATTAGGAAATACCTCAACTTTACCATCCTTGTGTATTCTATAATCAAATGTAGGGTACAAATCTGCTTGGTCTCCTAACTCGTGTTTGAAACCAGTCGAATTATAGATACTTTGTACTGAATAAGAATTAGGTCCGAATCTATCAACAGGAACTGGCCCAAGACCCATGCGGGTAGCATCAACCGAAGTTATCTCTTTTGGCTCTACTCGCGGGTCACTGATTAAAACAGAATCTAAGTTTTGCAATGTTCTATAGATTTTAGATTGTAACTTTGCAGTTTTGTTATTAGTAATGTTAGGAGGTCGTATATCAGTTTCTGACCTTGGGTCAGAATGATGAGCAGTATGCCAATCAAGTCCAAGTCCAGCCATGAGTTCTCCTACACCTTCTTTTGCAGTTCTACCTTTACCTTTGAGTCGAGGGTCATAAGTACTTAAGTCGCGGTTAACTCTTTGTATAGTTCTTACTAGCGCTTCATTCCGGTCTTTCGCACGCAGTCTTTCAAAGCCTCTAACCTTGTCTCTTAAATCACCTGAAAAGTCTCCATAGTGATTACTAGTTCCTAACATTTGTGCAACTGTCATAACTGGAAACTCTAAAGTCCCATCTCCACTCTCTTGAACTTTGCCTTTTATTTTTTCTAATAGGCTATCCACTGTTTCCTTAGCATGCGGTTGGTCATAGTCTAAGCCAAGTATGTCAGCAACTTCTTCTGCCGAATCTTGCACATTGATAGTATTAGGACTATTGTGTATGTGCGCTTTTACTTTAGAAGGTATATTCCCACTTGTGACACCTTTGGTTTGAGTATGTTCTGAACTAGGACCTATCGTACTGATACCGTGCATTTCGTGTGGTACTATTTGTAATAAGTCATTACCCATGCGGGCTAGTTGCCTAACATTAGCGTCAATTTGTTCTAAAGATAAAACATCGGGATTAAACGCATCGGGCATGGCCTCCTCAACTACTCCTCTTGAAATACCACCCGCTTGCCCAATTGCCTTTACATCACCTCTTAATTTATCTGCAAAGGTATCTTGCTGAGTACCCTCCATGCCAATAAGTGAGCCTTCTTGACTTTCTAATGCATAACTTTGTGCTTCTAGGTCTTTGTACTCTTGTTGTAAGTTTTCTAACATATGACGCATATGTTCTCTTTTTTGAGGGCTTTGTTCTTCTTGCATCTGTGTTTGTAAATGCATAACTTCATCGAATAAATCAGAAAGGTGCATTTCATCTACACCTTCGTAAGGTGTGGCATCTCTAGCAAGAGAGTTTACTACATCTACAGAATGGGCTGTAGGAATAGTTTCAGGTCGAGGTGAAGTCAGATTATGAACTCCTCTACCCGGACTAAGTGGCGGAGCACCCATATGTAACATGGTACCGACTGTATGGAACTTAGACGCTCTTTTTCTCCTTTGTCGCTCAAAAGCCAGCGCTCCTCCTTTACTAGCAAATGCATGAGACCAAGGTAAAGTTCCACTCCTAGTACCTGCTATTCTTAGTTTCATCTCGTTCATAGTTTCATTATCGTTATTCATAAACGCATCATAATGGCCTCTTGCTGCTTCATTATGAAACGGACCATTAGCAGAAGCAGCGTGCCTTTCATAACTAGCACGATTCCCTTGCCCTGTCATAAACACATTATGGGGATGCAAGTTAGATTCCGCATCTCTAATATCGCCTGTCTCCCTGCGCTTTACATCTCTATAAATAGGACTACCGCTTTCGTCTTTTTTCCCAGTCTTCACCCTAGTGTCTGTTAACTCAGGCTCGGCTTGCCCAAATGGTCCTAATAGATTTAGTACACCGTGGTTATAGATTTCTCCTTTTCTATTACTACCATGCCTTATTCCTATATTTTGTGAAACTCGCAAAGGAGTCTTTGCAGTAAATTGCTCTCCACCTATAGAAACAGGTTGGTTTTCTAACTCAGTACCTGTGTTTTTTTGAAAGAATAAACTTAGTTCATTAGCCCTGTCATCTATGCTTATTCCACCTTTTTCATCTTCTTCTAAGTTCGCATAAGGGTCAGTAAATCCTTCATCAGAGCCAAAACTACTATGACGCTCTAACTTGCCTTTTCCTCCGTATAATAAACTATGTTCGTGTAATAAGTTATAGAGAGTATTAGGGTGTTTGCCCATTCCCCCTTTTCCAAAAAATGGCTCATGCCAATGAGTAGCCAAAGTTCTATTTTCACCCTCGGTTAATTCTTCGGGCCAATGGGTAGGGTCTAAAAATGTACCATAATGAAAAATACTATTATTACGGGCTATTCTCCCTGCTTGAGTTTGCAAAGTTCTTTTTTGAGAGTTACCTAATATAGACTTTATTTCTTCATCTGTAAAAGGAGACTCACTTTTTTTCCAATCGTCATAATAAGGGTGTTCATTATCATTGTACATTTCACCGGTATTGACATCTAAGTTTAACAAATGCATTAGCATATTCCTACGCATTCTCCCTACATTGTCTTGGCTATTAGAAAAATTAATTTTACCTGTTTTGCTATCTATGTAAGGCATGCCATCAGGTAAGTCTTCATAACCTTCCATAGATTCTTGTAAAAAAGAATCGTCTACTAGCGCTCGCTCTTTCATATGATTCAATGCCCTAGAGTAACCATTAGGTACAGCACCAAATGCATGAAAATTATCTTCAAGTTTAGGTACTGTCTTTTTACTAAGATTTTTTGGCCTAGCAAGTATAGGTTCTCCCGGCTCATCAGGGTCTCTTATCCAATGGTTATACATGCCTGAAAATCTTTGGTGAAAGTTTCTAATTAATCTAGGAACAGTAAATGCAGAGTGACTTATATCTAATCTAAGCGAATCATGTGGGTCACTGGTACCTTTGTGCGATATATGTTCGTATACTTCGTGTCGTTGAGAAGGAGTTAACCATTCAAGTCCAAGTAAATAATCCATCAAGCCTAGACCTTGTGGAATACCATTTTCGTCTACCGCATCAGAAGACCAACCTTGCCTTGCTTCTTCCATGTGTCTTTTTTTACATTCATAGTCTATTTCATCATCAGTGGCGTTTGGAAATTGTTCTTTGATTTGTTCTTTTAACCCGTCGTTAGACTTTATCCAATCATCATAATGACTTTTGTAAAGACTATGATTTGTCATTTCTCCAGTTAACTTACCATAATGATGAGGGTTACGCAAAAAATCATGAGGGCCTTCTGTGTGGTGGTCCTCCCAAGCCATCTCTTTTCTACCATCAATTTGACTTCTTGACTCTGCATAAGCATCAGAAGGATGTAAATAAAAATCTGAAATAGTTTGGTGCATCTGAGGACCTGCTTCTGATTGAGCGCCATGCATTAATGGCAAAAACCTGTAGTCAAAGTAATTGTGATTTTTATGTGCATCGTCTACATCACCTTGTGCCATTTCTAAGTTTCTACCTGTTAAACTTTGGTCAGGTCTAGGATTGATTACCCGTTGGTCATCATAAGCACCACCTGACATTAACTCTTGACCGGCTTCTTGATGATAGGTTCCGTAGGGTGATTCTTCTTGCATCTCTTCTTTGATAATCAAACAAGACATCTTAAACAAACTTTCATCTTCTGATTTGATAATATAACCGGCTCGTTCAGCACTTAGTACAGAGAAAAAATAATCAGCACTTGCGTCGTGCTTTCCTATATTGTCGCCTATAGATTCTAATAGCGTTTTACGAGACCTATTCAAAATGTCAATGGGACTTTCTCGCACACCATCACCCGCCGATTAGTTAAAATGGCGGTCAAGTCGCTGTGCAGATTTCTTTATGTCTTGTAGGTTTAGTTTTTCCTCGGAGCCGCCTAGCGATTTCTGAATTGGAGTACTACCGCCTTTTTCGTTAATACGATAACCTGTATCATCCATTGCGTCAGGATATTGAGTAGGCTTGTCAAGTATGTTACTTTTTTCTGAGGTTGCACCTGCGTTTTTGACATCTTCTACTTCGGGTATAACATTGTTTGTATTGTAAAATACATTAGGAACTTTACCCGGTTGTGTTTCAAATCTTTCAACTCCTTGTGTAGAGCCTTCTTTTTGATTAGCATAATCAGGTACAGCCTTGGTAAGCCTTTCCTCTAATTCTTTTGCTTCTTTTAGCAAACTGTCATATTCTTCATCACGAGGTTCGTATCTTGGTTTCATATTATCAATCCATTCCAATGTTATTTCCAATCGCACCTACACTTTTAGCCTTATCAGCAAGTGCATGAATATCGGCCCATTCCATAGTATGGAAATCGGCGTTGTTTGTAGGTACTGATATTTCATGCCCGTCTTCACCCTTGATTATCATTTCATCAGAGTTTCCTCTAAACTCATCAGGCATCAAATCTTCGGGTGCACTGTTACTTGCTCTTACAAAACCTGCCTTTTTTAGCAAAGTCATTGGGTTATTGAGCATAGATTTTAATTGTTTATTCTCTGCTTTGATTAATTGAATACTATTATCCATGTTTTCCATTTTACTAATGAGCGCGCCCATTAGTTTTTCTGCGGTGTTAGTTTCCCCCTCGTCTGTCATCTAATCACCTCAAAGAGTGCGGTTACTTTGCTTTCTCATTATTGAGCCGATGCGATTAGTTCTAATGGTGCCCGGTAAGACATCATTAGAAGAAGGGTGAATCTTTTCAATGTTATTGTAACGCATGACTGGTACACCGCCAGCATAAACATCGTTGACTCCCGTTGGGTTAGATTCTCCCTTTAGGATTGCCTTTTCTACATCGTTGGATAAGTATTCTGCATACTTTGTTATTTCATTGATATTAAGACGAGCATTTGAAGCATCATTGTCTTCTAGCGCTTTGTAAAAAGCATCAATATGAGTACGCATTTTTCTAGCCATTGGGTCAAGTTTCAACAAGTCCATGCGCCAGTCCACTACTCCCCTTGACTTTAACCTTGTCATGCGCCCTTAAAATTACGAGCGTCTAATATATTCTGAGAAGCCTGTTGAACTCCGCCCATTGGCATGCCTCTTTGTTGCACACTGGAAACAGGAGAGCCTGAACCCATTGTGCTTCTGTTCTGAGGGCTTGCTGGGCTACTCGGAGTGCGTATTCCCATACCTTCGCCACCCGGTTGACCCATCTGCGCTTGCCTTGCCATCTGCGCTGCACCTTGTGGACTTATGTTACGGCCCGGCAAAGCGCCGGGAGTGCCCATTCCTCCACCCATTTGCATACCCGGCATCATTCCGCCCGGAGGCATACCACCCGGAGGAGGTTGCTGCATCCCGGCTTCGGCAGGGTCAGGTTGCTTGTATATGAAACGAATATCTCGGTTAGCAGAATCTTCTACTAAGTCAGGCTTGTAACCTAGCATCATCATACGCTGCGCGATATTAACCTCCATCTCATCACGGCGTAATCGGGTAACTTCGTCTTCTTCTTCATTCGGATAAAGAGTTATTTTCCAATCTGTAACATCCATCTCTTCATTTAATCGGGGGAATAGATGCTCGGCATATACCTTGTGCCCAAACTCAACCGCACGGTTAGTAACAAGAATCTGCATACCTTCGTTGTTTAAGCCGCCGGACTTTCCAGTATCCATCATAAATACATTTGATACACCATAGAATGCAGCGATACGCTGTCTCATTTCATCTCTTGCAGGTATATACTGCATCTCTTCTAGTGTATCCATAAACTTAACCCAGTTGACACCGCCTCTACCGGAATTAGACTCTATTCCTATCTTAGGGATGTAGTGAGGGTCACGCTCTAACTTTTCATCCATGCTCTTGAAAAACGACTTCATTGATTCTAAGTTATCAGTCGTTACAGAAATCATACCTTTAGGAGTTCTGCGCTTGCTATAAGAAGTATACATGTAATTATCCATAGCAGTTAAAGTCATAGCCTGTCGCCAAAGTGTAGAAACAGGCGAGCGACCGTATAACTTAGAAGGTTGGTACTTACTTACATGTATTACTTCTCCCTTAAGGTAGTATTGAGTTTTTCCTGAGCCAGCAGTATTGACATGATGTACATCTTCTAAGTCATGACCACATGTTTGACAAGTCTTTTCCTCTTCACTATAAGACCTAACTTGGTCTCTATGAACCGGACATACTCTAAATCTACCACCACGAACTCCTCTTTTATCAGCAATTATACGCATAAAGATAGGGTCTCCTCTAAGTATCTCTTTGACTCTGTAAAACATCAGTTCGTTAGTATCAGGGTCCATGTAGTATTCTTTGATAAGTACAAGGAATGCGTCATCAGTAATGTTCAAGTCATATTCGATTTCTCTAAGAACATCCATAAAGGTCTGTTCCATTGAGTTTCTCTGCTCAAGTAACCAGCGAGGGTATACTAATTGATTAACATCAGGTTCTACTAACTCAGAATTACCACATTTTTTACAAACATCAACTTCGTGTTGGTACTCAGCGTCACAATTAATGCATTTTTTTACAAACTTCTTTTCCCAATAATAACCTCTGCGGAATATCTCTTGTTGAAGAGTAGTCAAAACTGTACGGAGAATCAGATTTTCATTAGCAACTGCATACAAAGCAGGGATTGTAATACCTTGTACAAGAACTGGCTCTTGAATACCTGTAGTCCAAAGCGGCATTTGCGGCTCAGGAGTTCTTCTTCTTCTGAATGGATTTGTAATTGATTCTAGTATTCGACCTACTCTGCTTTTTTGCTCTGCCATATCATAATCCCTCCGACCAACTCATGACCGTATCTTTATCCACTCCCCAATCTTTCAAAGACTCTTCTGCTTTTCTAGTACCTTCTCTGTTAGAGAATTGAACAAATCTCTTTAGTTCTGTTTTACGCATAGGGTCCTTTTCATTTATGAAAGCAGCAACCGCTTTGGCTTGCATATCTTTCATTCTTAGGTGTGGAGTAATTTTTTTCAATAACTTAGTCAAGTCATCTTTGGAATAAAAACTAACACGGTGCTGGCTACGCTGCCCGTCTTTGTACACTTTTTGGTCTAACTGTAACTTACCTGCACCTATGTTTTTGTGAAGTTGTTCACAGTGCATACGACCTCTATCGCCTGTAGCAATAAAACCTGCACGAGGCTCTCCTCTTTCTGTAATAGTAATGTAACCGTCAGCATCAAGGAACCCTGCTGCATAAGCCCAAGGGTCTTTGATGATAAGCCCAGTACGGTTTAGAGTCATATATTCACCTTTACGAGGCGCTTTGATAATGTTAATCTCTTCACCATACATTTTGAGTAACTTTGCTATTCTATTTACATTCAAGCGAGGTACGCCTTTGTGAATCAAGTTTTCAGTTATTCCTCTTGCGTTTATTGAACCATGTTCTTCTATCTCAGCCTTAGCCATATTAAGCCACTTTTGCTGTTCTTTGCTTAGATTGTCAAATTGATTGAGAGTGTTTTTCCACATTTTACGAGCATCTTTACGCATTTGCATGGCATTAACCCAAGACTGCCTCTCTTCATCGCCCCATACATCTTGAAACTCATCAAGTGTTTTAAGTGTGCTTTCTGCATTTTCCCAAGTATTACATGCTCTAATTAGACTATTTTCTCGACTATTACCGAATAATCTAAGCGACTTAAGTGACTTGTCGTCAAGACCTATGCTTCTAATAGTATCTTCATAAGAAGAAGCCCAATCTAATTTGGCTAATGTAGCCTCGGTCTCTAGTGCCTTTAGATTTCTAACAGCAGTAATCATTTTGTCAATATCGTTTTTAGAATCTTTCATAACTCTACGGGCTTTTCTAAGTTCTTTGATAACATCACTTGCACTTTTTCCAAGAGATGAGTCGAACCAACTGTCACCGGTAGGGCAGAATGGAGCATATGTCACTTGTGGAATGTCATCTTCTTTGATAATAACAGTCTGAGATGCAATAGACTTAGCAATGTTAGAATCTACAAGAGGATGACTGGTTAAACTAGAGGCAATTATAGACAAAACATCATTGCCCATATCCAAACTTTGGACTGGTTCTCCTACCCCTAATGATGCCCACATGATTGTCTCCCCTTTTTGGTGTCATAAAACACTTGCTATCAAGCGACGAACCAAGCCCCTGCTACATTATTTTGTTCAGACTCACCAAACAGGCTATCAAATCCGGGCATGTAGTCATCTAGCGCAACTACATTTCCTCGGAACTCTTTGGTAGCCCAATTAGCCAGTGCTAGGCTCATAGCCAAGTCATCATGGGAGCCTACAGATTCAAGTCTGCCGTTTTTCTGCATTCCAAATCGACTAAGTTGAGTCTCAAGAGTACGAGTATATTCTTTACTTTGTTCATTGCCCCAAGGAGTTTTAATCTTACCTTGCTCAAATGCCATCAATAATGACATAAACATACTTTCCTTGCGTTGCTTTGTTGTCATAAAGGTCTTGATAGGTATATCATCCCTCATCTCTTGTAACTCAGCGGCAAACATTCTTTGAAAGTTATTACCTTCAAGTTCAATTAAGTCAGGTTGAAAACGATTATTCAGTAAAACTATTTGTCGCTTTTGAGCAGCACCGCCTAGTCCTTTTTCATTCAAAGCATAAATGACTTGTTTATCTTCGCTATCCGGCAATGTTCTAAGTATAGTCATAGCAGTGTAGTCAGCATTAGCATCAGATGCAATTGCAGGGTCCCATCCGATAAAGTGCTGACCAAATACACCAGCCGCTTCTCCTTCTTCATCAAACTCTTCTTCTGCTCTGTCTAATAATATCAGTTCACTATCTCTTGCTTTTTCAAGAAGTGACATAGGAAACATACTAGACATGTCGTGGATAGGCTCGCAAAGATATTCACGAGCGAATCTAATCGCTGGCATAGATTGTTCACGAACTTTCAGTGCATCTAAAGGCCATCTAGTAGGCCAAAGAGGTTCTCCCAATGCATTTATTGCAGGGTATGTCTCAACTCTAAAGGCATCTTTGTCTTCCAGTTCTGCATACAAGTCGTTGTAACTAAAAGGAGTACCGACCATCATAAGACGACCTGTGTGGTGCAGAACTGGAAGTAAGACAGTATAGAACCAATCTGCTGCTCTTTGTAATTCAGAAGCAGTGGTACCCCAAAGAATATCGTCACATACAACTACATCAGGGTGAAACCCACGAGTTGCTCCACCAACGGACTTAGCCATCATACGGCTACCGTTAGTGAACTCAAAGTAAGACTTAGCCCAAGGTTTTCCACCACTGGGTTTCAAATGCCTAAGAACATCGCTACTTTCTATGTTATTACGGATAAACCGCATGTGTTCAAGGGTCTGTTCTAAACTGTGACTGAATATCATAATGTGGGTTTTAGGATTAAAGGCAGCAATCCAAAGAGCATAACTCATAAAAAATACAGACTTGCCGTGGTCACGACTTGCCTTTACACAATATCTGTTACTTTCTACTAATCCTTCTTCCCAGCACTGGTGGTGGTCCGAATAGTCGAATTGTAAAATCTCAGTAAAGAAGTATTTGAATGACTTTTTGCACATTTGTATGTCAATGTCGTTGACGAGTTCATCCACATTTCCCACATCTCATCACTCCTAATAAGTTTCAATCGCTCTTTTTTGTTCTTCACTTGGTTGAGGTAAGTTCTTACTTGGGTCAGGGTCTTCAAAATACTCATCAAATTGTTTTGGATTATTGTCACTAACTTCACCTTCGGTAGTAGAGTTATTATGCGGGCCTATTCCATAAGTTGCTGGAGTTTCTGCATCTTCAATTTCTACTCCAGCACTCGGAGCAGTTTTTAGAGGTTCTACTGCAACTGTATTCGGTAAAGGTACAGGAGGCTTAGGTACATCAGGTAAAGGTATAGTTGCCTTTTCAGGTGGCTTGTAAGGAGTAATCACTGGATTTCTATTTCTACGATTTACTGCAACCAAGTTTGCGTCTGCTGCATCTTTAACGGCTGTATTTTTACGACGCACCCAGTCTATTGGATTAAACCTACTCATAGGACCTTGCCCTCTTGAGCGGGCCTGTTCTGCAAGTTTAGCATTCCGTACTGCTACTTTTTGTCTATTATCCTCTCGTATGTTTGCTCTTGCTTGACCTTCTCTAGTTACGGTAGAGCGACCTAGACCTTGCCCAAGTTGTTTACCTTGAACTCCGCCTGAAATCGCTGACTGAGCCAAGCCTCCCAAACTACGATGCTGACCCGCTAAAGAACCAAGGGCACCGAGGACACCACCTGCCATGCCGCCTAGTTTTTCTCTAAAAGTTTTACCTCTTGCTTTTTCATTTCCACCACCACTGGCTACCATAATCGGAGGCCCGCCACTTGCTGGATACTGTGCACCTATTCCTTTAACGAGTACTTTACCCATCAGAATACACCTCCAAATGCGACTTTAACAGCCTTTACTATCTCAGGTTTAACACTCCATTCGTCAGCAACTTTGTACCAATCACCTTGGCTTTGATAAAGACCGTGCACATCTACTCCGGTGAGGCCGAGGCTTTTAGCAATGTCTTGTACATCCCAATAAGAATCAATTGAAAGCGCACGGTTAGGTATCATCTTTGTAATATCTTTATCTTGGCGAGCATCCATTATCTGAACTAACTCAATTTTTTTGCGTATTTCGTCTAAATTAACCAAAATATCATCTGAGCGCTGTACCAAAGCACCGGAGCCAATGTCAAAGAATTGTTGCCTAGGGTCCATTCCTAACCTATTACCGAAGTATTGTTCTTCAAAAGGAGCGGCAGGTCTTGTAGGATAAGCAGCAGGGGCTGCTGCTGTAGGAGTAGGCATTACTTGTTGAGGCATAGGTGCAGCAGGTGCAGGTGCAGGTGCAGGTGCAAGAGGACCGACTGCTACTTTTTCTCCTTGAGGAACTGGCATTTCTCTACGAGCATTAGAAGCAGGTGCTAGGTCACTAGTACCTACGATTCTTTTTTGCCAGTGCTCAGGTACTTCTGTATGGGTTTCGCCAAAACCGTGTGGCAAACCACCAGCAATATGCTCAGTAGGAACTGAGCCAAGATTAAACTTTTCATGACCTTGTGCCCCCATAATTCTACCAATTAGGTCTTCTGTTTTTTCACGCAGTCCTTCTACCGGAGCGTATCTTGACTTTTGACTTTCGTGCGCTCTTAAATTAGTAGCCGCTTGCTCAAGTGCCTGTTCTTCACTCATACCTTGTTGCATATACTTACCTGCAAGGTTACTCAAATGACCGACAATATCGGCTGCTCTGATATTAGCAGTTTTATGATAAGAAGGACCTTCGGTAGAAACAGCGGCTTTAGCATTAGAGCGGTGTAATTTATATTCTTCATCAGTATGATGACTACCTAATTCTCTAAAGGCGTTATTAATAGCAGTTTTAACAGCACCTCCGCCACTACCTTCTAGGTTATGAGTTCGACTAAAAAATAACTTCATAGCCATTGTACCAGCCATTTGGTTTAACTCTTCGGGAGAATAGCCTTCTGTACTAACACCTGCTTGTTGCATAACACTTGCTAGTTGTTCACCAGCAGAAACAGGGTCCTCTTCACCTCCCTTTGGTCTACCTCCACCACTACCAGTAGCACCGTGATAAAATACATCAGGTAAAAGATGAGCGACTTGATGAGCATGTATGTCACCGTGAGTTCTTTTAGCATCTAACTGACTTCTAACTTCGGGATGTAAATAATTATCAGGAGAAGTACCACTCAGTCCAGCCTTTGCTGCGTCTGTTTTGTTCCAAGATACCACCAAATCATTTGTTAAATAGTTAGGCTTGAGTACAGAGTACTTAACATAAGGTAACCTTTTGTACTCATTTGGTGGTACACCTGCTGCTGCTAATTCTTCTCCAATCTCTTTGTGAAAATGAATGTGCCCACCATCAATCCAAGAACCTTGGTCTGCGCCGGTTTCAGGGTCTACATTTCCCATGTTCATTGAATATGTAACTAAAGGTCTAGGTCCTCCTTCGTAAAGAGGGGTGTCGCCTCTAATTTGCCTTTCCTCGGCGGGAGTCTTAGGGTCGATGTAATCACCGGCAAATGTTTTTCTCCATTCAGGACTTTCAAATGGAGGCAAACCATGATTTGTATCACGAGGGTGTTTCATATTATATCTGTCAATAGCATTGTTGATAAGTTGAGTAGCAGATTCAGGTCCGTATTTTTCAGACAAGTCCTTGTGCACATAATCAATCGGGTGATGACCAAAGGCAGTACCGTCTTGATTATTTATCAACTGCCCAGTTTGAGGATTATGCGACCAAGGAGGGTGGTCGGGTTCATTTGGGTCAGGATTAATTGCATCTTCGGGTGCCCATGAGTGAACAAACCCTCTGTTATTTTCACCACCTACTCGATAATGTAACAAACCACTCTTGCGAATATCCATTGACTCAAGATAAGCCTTTAGAAAAATACCTGAGCCGTAAGTCTTGGCTTGCTTTTTGAAATAACTATGGGCAGGTTGGTGAACTCTAAACATCAGCCGACCCTCCCACTACCTCTTGCTGCAAACATAGTAGAAGGTGCGCCCCAGTTCTTAGGGTCATTTTCCATATCTTCTGTGGCACCTTCGTTTCTAGTAGTACTATCTTGGCCTTCTCGATGCCCTGCCTCTCTATTTTGACCGGGACCTGCTGAAACAGCAGCCTTGTTATGTCTATCTCTATTTTCCATAGATTCTTTCATGCGTCTAAGTAACCTACGCATTTGGGCAAAGTGCATGTAATCCATTTTTTTAGAAACTTCATCTAGTTGCTTTTTAACTTTAGTCAAGTCATCTGACTTAGCCAAAGACTGGCCCATTAATTTAGGAGCAGTTGGTGCTCTAATACTCAACCCTTCTCCAGTACTTATCTTAGGAGGTTTAGGATTATATGTTCTTTCAGAACTTAAGCCGTGACCTGACATCGGTTGAGGTATGTTACCCATTAATTTACGACGAGCCATAGTACCCATTTGGTGTCTATACTTTTCAGGAAATAACTTGAGAGGTTGCTTTGTAGAAACACCAAGGTGGCTCATATGAACAGAAAGAGGACTACGCATAAGTCCATGCTTTTTACTGGGTTGTAAATATCTTGAGTGTAACTTAGAGCGACGAGAAGTAGCAGTAGATATGTTAGCACCACCGGGCTGAATACGGAATTGCGGTTGAGTCCAAGGTTTCAATTCCTTGCCACCAACTTTGTCAAGTCTACTTTTTATCAAACTACTCCAAGCGTCATCAATTGGCTCGCCTGTAGAAACCGTATTGTCATGAGCCGTACCAGCAAGTGGAGAAGCAGGTGCGCCACAATCAGGGCAAGGTTGGCTTAGAATCTTACCTTGACAAGTAGGGCATTGTGGAGGGAGTGGGTTAGCAGTTTGTACAGAAGGTCTTTGGTAAATAGTAGGTGACTGGTCTACTCTGTTTTTCATCAAACTACTCCAAGCATCATCTATTGGCTCGCCTGTTGTAAAGTAATCAGGCTTGCCAAAAGGAGCAGTAAACTTACCCCCGGTCTCCCTTGTTTCAGCAACATTACTGTCTGCTAATCTTCTGAGCCTGTTAATTTCTGCTTGAGGGTCAATAGGAGGAGGTCTTCTACTAAACTTCTCGTCAGGAACTTCGTCATCTTTTTCTTCATTATCGTCTTCTTTCATAAGACTAGACCAAGCATCCTCCATCGGCTCACCTGTAGCAAGCATGCCGCCCGGTGCTGGCATTGTACCCGTTGCGTTGCCAATGCTGAGATTACCAGTATCAGGCATACCGGTCATTGCGCTGAGTTGATTACCTTCTTGATATTGGTCAGCCATAGGGTCTTCTTCTTCTTCTTCTTCTATGCCCGGCATCATAGGTGGCATCTCAGGCTCAGGTTTAGGGACTTCAATAGTAAGATGTGGTAAATCAGAAGCCTGTGTTTCTGCATCTTTTTCAGCAATGCGCTTATCCTTCGCTGCCTCCATCGCTTCGGGGTCACCTATACCATAAGTGTAATCGTCTTCATCCTTGGTATAACCAAGCATAGACTCAGAACGAGGACTATACATCCTTGTATCAGAACCTGTACTCATATTACCCGGCATTTAATCAACTCATATTATATCTAAAATGTCTTTACTAACTTCACCATCAGCCTGTGACAAAAGTTTAGCCTTGACTCTTTTCCAAGTTTCAGGACTTTCCTTACCCAGTTCCACCTTTAAGACATTGATAGTATTATTGGCAACATTAGTACTAGGTTCTGCCCATTTCTCTTGGTATTGGCTTAGGTCTTTGAGAGTTTCACGAACTTCTTTGTGCAATCTAACCATGTCAGAGATAACACCATCGTCATGTATATTGGTCTCCTCCATAAATTGAGAAAGTTTTCCATTTAATCCTTCTACATTTTTACGAAGTATGTTAACTTCTTCTCCAACTTTGACTGAAACAATTGCAGTAGCACTTCTTTTGACCAAAGGCTGGAAATGATTTTTCATATGACGATAGACTAACTGTTCGCTGCAATCAAGTTCTGTTGCTATGTCTTCACTAGTCCTATCTCCTTCAAAGTAAGCAACTTCGTATTGCTTACGGTCATCACTTGTACATACTATACAACTATGATTTGCACTATTATGATAATCCCCTGCGTGGTTATTCATATGTCGCTCAGATGTATTAGTTCTCCAACCCATATCTTTGTCTAACATCTTGATGTCAGTAATGCCATTGATTATGTTTTGTTCTAACTGGTCCCGCTCTTCGTGCTGGCAGAAGGGGCATGACCGCTTAGTTTGACGCTCACCGCCCATAACGCTCCGAGAGCATGCACACGAATAACCCTTTTGAACAAAGACCGATTGCGTAGAGTAATGAGATTACCTCGTTCTCCACCTAAAATTATGGGAGTTCCTGTTTCTATAGAGACTGCAAAAAGCCTAACAAGAGCCAGTAGAGATGTGTTTATGAGAAGGTTTGTAGGTAATGATATAAAACAAATAAGAATGGATATTTGCATGGTCTGCCCAAGTTGGGAGCACACTAGTAACCGATGCACTGAATGTGGTTGTCAAATGAGAGTAAAAGTCTCGCTTGCTTCTTCTGAGTGCCCATTAAAAAAATGGGGTAGGCATGTTGAATCGTCAAACGCTAGAGATTCGGCTATAGATACTACCGAGCATAAAGAAGGCACCAAAGAGTCCAGCGACTAAGTAAGACATAGTGTCGCTACCTAATGTTCCTGAGCCTGTTACCATTACAATACCCAATGTAACTATAATGGCTATTAGTTGAACCATCACCATATCTACTATTACGCTCTTCTTTGGTGCAAATATACTCATAGTACTACTTGCAAGTCCAATAATTGGTCCTTCTTTTGGTATCATAGTATCACCGCATACCCATCATTCTGCCCATAAAGGAGCCAGCAGCACCACCGGCTTTATCCATAAAGCCTTCATTAGCCAAAGCAGCACTTAGTGCACCGCCCATCATAGACTGTTGTGCAAATGCCATAATTTGTTGTTGTTGCATTTCTGCTTGTTGAATGTTTTGCTGACTTGTCATTTGCAAATTACTAAATTGACCTGTTACATTTTCCGCACTCATAGTCTGTAAGTTAGAAGGGAGTGATGTAATGTCAAGTTTCATTGTACCTTCATCTTCATTGATAACAAAGGTAGCACCTTTTAGAATCTCTAAAACTGAAAATGATACTAGGTCATTGAGCATTGAAAGGAAAGTACCCATTTGTTGACTAATAATAAATCGGTCAGCAGGTGCTAGGCTTTTCATTAATGCCATTTGTATTTCTGCCTCAGAAGGAGGTTGCATAGATTGCTGGCCCATTTGCTGAGCATTCATACCCATGCCTCCGGCCATACCAGCCATGAAGGGATTTTGACCTGCTTGTTGCATCATTCCATTTTGAGTAGCAAAAGGGTTAGTAGATTGCATACCCATACTACTAGCACCTAAATTGAGTGCCTGTCCGTTTTGTTGCTGTGCGTTGTTATTTCCAAATAGTCCCATTTTATTCACCTTTATTGTTGCGGTAATGTCATCTGCTCTGCTTGCCCCACTACGCCGCTATTGATAACAGCATTGGGCTGAGCATTAGCCAAACCTACGCCCGTCGTTGCTTCTACAGCACCGTTATTATTCTGCATTTGCATTATGCCTAAATTACTAATCGCATCACTAAGAGTCGAACCTTGTTCTGCAATTTCCTTTTGAAATAATCTAAGGTCAAATACAATCATAGTCACATCATTTATACCTGTTTCAGGATTTTTATAATGTAGTATGTTGATACCGTTCTGAACTTTACTGTCTTTTTCTAATTGCTCAAAGAATGGCTCATACTTTTTGAGCAACTCAGGGGTATTATCCTTCTTCTTAATAATAGCAATAGGTACAGCGATTGTACTAACGCCCTTCTTTACCATCTCTTTCATACCAGTCTTAGTCTTATTGTGGTCTTTGTCAGATTCATTCTGCCATTTGCAAAGTAAATGATAAAGATGTAAATGTTCAGGGCAATATGTACCCTTCATTAGTCTACCATTAGTTACTTGTTCTCTTGCAACAAAGGCTTCGGGAGCACCTGTTACCGGGTTTTTCCAATATAATTCCCAAAGACTTTTACCAGTCTCTTCATCACAAATCTTAGTATAAAGATTATCATATTTAATCAACTCTTCACAGTCACAACCGTCAATTACACAATGACTGGTTTGGCGATTATAACGATACTTGTTACCCCAAAGCCACCTAAAGGGGTTAAGTAGACTGCGCTTAGTTGGTGTAAGAAGCCTACTGGCTTGTTTAATGTCTTGCTTTCTTGCCTTTCTAGGGTCAGCGTGACGACTGGGGTAAAAGTTAACCTTGGGCACTTCTATATTTTGCTTACTAGCAGCCGCTGCCATCCCTTGTTGTGCACTTTGCATTTCTAATAACTGAGCGTGACTAGCACTACCTTGCTGACCTAACGCCATCAAATGTGCATCACTCATATTTGCCAAATTAGCATCGTTTCTAGGTACTCTACCTGAGCCGCCGAATCCAAAGTTCATTACCATATTCATTTCCTCCTTACATTGTTAGTATATCAATTAATGTGTTTTCTACATTCCAACCAATTCTTGTAGCCATCATGCCTCTACGCGTAGGTATACCTGCTTTTTGCAAACGCACTAAGTCTTCTCTAAAAGGGTCAAACATCTTATGTTCACCAAGGCGCTGTTGCTGCCAAAGTACATTTGCATTATCATCCCACCAATTATCTGCTTTGTTAGCAACAAGCATGATTACTTTAGGGCAGTATTTTTTACCTCTAAGCCAAGACCTAAACTTACGATAGCGATACTGACGATGAAGAATTGCATCTACAAGATATTTGAAACCACCTACTGACTGGATTGCATCACTGCCTCCTTTAGTTGCTCTATCGTCAAACATAAACAACACTGCTTCTACATTACGATTAACCATATCATCTATCCAAAGATTCCAAAAACGCTCATCGCCACCAATGTCAGAAGAGTAAACCACGCGCTTATCTCCTTTCCAACTTATACGCTTGCGTGTAGGGCGAGGGAGCAAAAAACGATTCATTCCGGGTATTCTAAAGTGCTTAGTGCGCTCACTTTCAGGTATTTCCTCCATTTCACCGGGAGTTGTCATGTATCTGTCAAGTGTAGTTTTACCAGTCATAGGTGGACCGTACACTCCAACTCTACGAGGAATAAAGTAATGATAGAGTTCACGAGCGAATACCATTCCCCCAACAAGTGCTGAACTCCCCATTGCTGACATAATATCACCTAATCAAAAATTGCATCGGACCAGCCTTGTAAAGTCTTTTTTAACCAATTACCAGTATCCTCCCAAAGATTCCAATCAGTATAATACTCATAAGCACTTACTACAAATGCAGTTAATATGGAAAATGCAATTACTTTTAACCAACCCATCCCTCTTTCATAGGCTACATCAACCATGTTAGCGGTATGCATCATTCTCAAAGTCTCTTCTACCGTGTCGTCAGAAGGAGTTTTGAAAATACGGCCCAAAAAGAATCACCCCTTCTTTTGATAACGCTTATCGGGCGTACCGTCTTTTTTAAGACGGGCAGCCTCTTTGTCACCAAAGTCTAAGCCTAGGCTAAGCGGCTCTTTAGAATCTGTTATAGAAGTGTTAGGTACAAAGTTAGAACTATCAAAATCGTTGTTGTTGTACAATCTTTCCTCTACCCAAGGCGGAGTCTTACCGGGGTTTTCCTCCATCCACTTTAACTCAGTCTCAAGTTGTGCTTCTTGCATACGCATTTCCATATCTTGGCGGCGACGGTCAAAAGTAAACTCCATGCTTCTGTATCGGTTTCTGCGCTCTCGCTCTTGAGCAGCCATTCTTGCTTTATCATCCATACCCTGTTGGAAAAACATCTTGAAAAGATAGTAAGCAAGTCCTTGTACAGCAAATGCTGCCATAGAATAAGTTACTCCATTTACCACCGGGTCTTCTAAATCTATCCATAGATTAGCATCGAATAGTCCAATTGCCATTCCGATAGATACCGCTTGTGTTAAGATTAATCCCATCAAGCGTATTTCTGCTTGGTCGTGTTCTCTATATTGTTGGTCTTGTGCTGGCACCATAATAGTCCCTCTCACCTATCGGGTGATGGTACATGACATAAAGTGTTCTACTAATGATTTAAGTATCACTAAAGTAAGGCGGGTCGGAGAATGCGAGAGGGTTGCCCCCTCCGACCCATGTAAGCCGAGAAGGAAAGGGGTCTTCAAACTCACTCTTCTTTTTCGTCTTTTTCAGAGTCTAGTTTTTCCCGCTTTCCATTTTTATATGGACCGGGACCCGCTTTAGTACCGATAACAATAACCATACCATGAGCGGGCTTCTTACTATCTTCCTTTTTGTTCTTGTACTCTTTACAATTACAGTCCTTTTTACCACATGCTGGGCAAACTGCTTTGTACATTATATCTTCTGCTTGTTTTAACATTCTTTCTCCTATTTTCATATTCTCACCTTTTGTTGCCTTTTCACCCATGCCAAATCCTCCGCCAAATTGCATAGTGTTCTCTTTACCAGTCCAAATGTCTTGAAGACCAGTCCTTTTACTGGATTGATTACTCACGCCACCAATACCAGTGCCTTCGCCAAAGCCACTAGCAGCACCGCCTGTATTACTTTGACCAAAACCACCGCTACCAGTACCACCATAAGCACCAAAGCCGGAGGTATTTGGGTCAGGATATGCGTTTTCTAATCCCTCTTGTGCTCGATTTGCTAAATATGCTCCACCAAGTCCTAGCGCCCCGGCTCCTAGCGCTCCATAACCTAATGCTCTTGCGGACAGTGCATCGTCTACTTTGCCAGCACCTCTTTGCACACCTCGTGCAACGGCTTCTCTTCGTGCTCCGGGTGCATAAGCGGCCCTTGCTGCACCTCTCGCTTGACCTGTAACATAAGGACTCGTTCTTGCTCTTGCCATTGCCATATCATCTAAGTTACTTGGAAGTCTAGCCGGTGCATAAGTTACATTACCGCCGGGCGTAATTGGGCTTCTGTTAAGAGCGGCTAATGCTGTATCTGCTTCTTGGCGAGCCAACCTTTCGGTAGTTTCCTTACGAGCATGGTCTGACGCTGCTTGTCGTGCTGCGGCTCTTTTTGATGCAGAACTACCTGCTAATCTTGAAACTCCTTTAGCACCAAGTTTCGCAGCCCCTCCTAATCCAACGCCTTCTAGTGCACCTGAGCCAAAAGCAGCAGCATAACCTCCAAGCGTAGGGTCTACCTCACGCTCGTAAAGATAACCGCCAGTAAGAGGGTCAGTTACTACCGGACCCCTTGGGTCAGTAACATTTTGATAGCCACGATAAGCACCATACCCTGCTAGTGCTAAAGGAATAAGAGGTAAGATTTTCTCAATCTTGTCAGGGTCATTTGTCTGTTTTAAGACAGCCCAAGCAGCGTCACTCGGTGACAAATCTGACTTCGACATGTACATTCCCACTGCCTCTGTTTTCATAAGCCTGTCGCAAAAAGCGATAATGGTCTACTGCATTCATCAATAATGAGATGTCTTTCCAAGAGTCTTTTTCGTCTACGAAAGCATCAAGATGCATAATATCTTTTTCTGACTGTTTTAACATATCAGTCAGTAGTATGCTCCACCAATCTTCCACGCTTACCCTACCGTGTGATATTACTTAAGCGTGCCTCGCTCTTTGAAATGACGAGCACGGTTTGCATGAGGGTTTTCTGCGACCATAGTGCCTTCTTTGGTATGGCTCATATCAGGGCCACCTTGCCCATAAATACCACGCTTACGACGCTCTTGGTTCAAAGACTCACGATATTTGACTCTTTCAGGATTAGATTCATATTTTTTATCATACTCTACTTTATGACGCAGTGCTTCGGGAGAAGAAGCATGCTTGTGCAAACCGTCTGTTAAAATATAATCACCATTACGATGCTGTGTTACATTTGCCATATCTTTTAACTTGGCTTTAAGTTCAGCCTCAGAAATACTAAGCGGTTTCATCAAAGCATCAAGGCCAGCAGCGCCGCCTTCGTCTTTCAAAGTTCTAACAATAGTACTTTCGACACTACTTGCTTTAAGAACAATCCAAGCAAGGTCCATCGGATTCATATTATCAACCCCAAGCATCGCAAGTACACTTACCGTTGCAATCAAAGTCAAACAACTTACAATGACCCATTCCGTTTCCTTTGCCTACCCAGTGACGACAAGTTCCACAACTTTCCTTTGGGTCATCGGCTGGGCATCGGTAATTAGGTGCGTCTTCTTTACCCTTCATAATGCGCCAAGCATAAGCCATAGCATCGTTATTCAACAGTTCCACCTCTTTAGTGATGCACCTTTAGGAGTAAGTTTGCCCTTTTTACTGGTTGGACCCTTTACGCCACTCATACGAGCACAAAATGATTTACGACGCTTAGCCTTTTTTGAGCCGGGCTTAAGTTTAGATGGCTTTGTAGTAACCGGTGGTTTTAGATTTGCTCCACTTTTACGCTTAGCCGCAGCACGACCTTTGGCATTTAGACCGCCTTTTTTGCTATGTTTGTTTGGATTGTAACCGTGAAATGGCTTTGACTTCTTTTTAGCCTTTAGAAACTCAAAACTAATTTCTGCTGGAGTACAACAGTCGCAAAAGTCGTAGTCCATTAGACCACCCTAACCATTTTTACTATAGTAGGTTTTCCACCAACACCTTGCTTTTTAGACCGTTTGCGCTTAGTAGCGGCTTGCTTTTGACCTTCGCTCATAGAGCCGCTTGTCTTTGGAGTCTTACTACTAACCTTTACACTTGGTCTACACTTTGGATAGCCTTTGCTAGACTTTTTAGCCTTGCTTCTGCCACAAGGAGGGTGCTTGCCATCTTTGTCTTTGCGCGATACATCTACCCATTTCTCTTTGAACCAACGATTCAAGTCTTTAACAATAAGTACATCATGGCAAGTGCAACGGGTCATTTTTTCTTTTTCCCCCTAAACTTACCTTTACAATACTGCACAGCCCATCCATTAGCATAGGCTGACGGATAAACTTTGAACTTGCGTTTAGCGGCTGCTTTACCAGCAGGGCATAATTTTTTTGCTACTGTTTCAGATACAACTAGTATGTCACCTTTGAGCAATCTGAAAGCAAGGTCCATTGGTTCGCTACGGGTAAAATCAGTCATAGGGTTAAACGGAGTTTGAGAAAATGTTGGAACTTCTTCTAGTGATTCGGTTCGTTGAGGAAAGTTCAGTATTTTATCATCCTTTATCCAATAATCATTATTTGGCACATTATAGCGAGTCTCTGAACCCGGATAAATGAAAGAACCCCAGTATGGGTTTTCTTCTATATTAGGGTTATATTCTTGTAAAAGGTAATCTCCGTCGTCTAAATCTGCAAAGGTCCCAAACTCCGGGGGGTACCCTCTAGCCTGTTCGCTCCGTAGTGCGTTGATTTCATGACCTCGGCTACCCGGATGCATATCTAATTTATCCCACTCAGATTCTTGCTGTTCAAATGAAAGAGGTTTTCTACCTTGTCTAGCATTAGGTCGTTCTCTAGGCTCCCATTCCTCTTCACTTGACCCCATACCCATGCTTCTCGTTTTTTTCCTACCTTTAGGGAATGTTCTTCTTGAATCTTTTACAGAGCCTTCTATTTCCCTTTCTATATCATCTATCTCATCTGCACTTATCTTAAGCAACTGCATAGCGATGTCCATTGGTTCGCTTTTTTTCCTACTTTCCCAAAACGCTTTTCCTTCATCACTTTGGAAATCGCTTGGTACTAAACGGCGACCTGTTTTGTTTTGTTGAAGGTATTCATCCATCGCATCATATATTGCACTCATGTAGCCTCTTCTTCGATACGGCTCTTGTGTTTCTACACCATCCAAACTTGCATAATCACCATCTCCGGTGTTAAACTTTGCTGATGCTCTATCGCCGTTATCTCCAACTATACCGGCGTAAAGATTTTCTGAGTCAGGGTTTGATGCGGGAGAAATGTACAACGGTTTCACTTCACCTGTTACTGGGTCTTGAAATTGATGAATGTTTGCTGGGCCAGTATCAAGTTGCCTTACTTCGGGTAAATCGGAAACAATAGGCATCTTAAGCAGCCGCATAGCGAGGTCTATTGGTTCGCCTGTTTGTAATAAATCCGACATATGTTTGTGGTCAGCACCGTAAAAAATACTATTAGGGTCTTCGGTTAATGTTTCTATAGAATTATCAGGCTCACGGTTATAACCTCGTTTTTGTTGAAGGACAGGGACCGGAGTATCACCATGCCCCATTTGCCTTAGAGCCTCCATACGATGGCCGCCTTCTTGCTGCCCTGTTGGGAAAAAGTTACCTCTCCCGTCGTTTTCTAAATACAAAGAAGGCATCCCCATAACCTGACCTTCACCTATACCTTGTACCATATTACCTATGTGCTCTTTAGGTGTTTCAGCCCCCATTCTCATATTGGCCCAGCGATAATCTGCGTCTTTATCAGGTAGCCTCTTACCATGCTCTTGTATAAAAAATTGGTTTAAGAGGTCGAAGTATTGATTGGGAGTCATGTCAGAGATTTCATCTTGTCTATTAGAAATTAAAGGACTGTTACCTATGATACCTTGAGGGTGAGATTGACGCGCTTCGCTTACTTCATCATCGAAGTCATAGGCCATCCTTAATTCAGGAATGTCAGTATCAACAACCGGCATCTTGAGTAGTCGCCAAGCGAGGTCCATTGGTTCGCCTGTCATAATGTCTTGAAAGCCTCGCCCTTTTATTCCTTCAACTTGTTCTAAAGTATCAGTTGGGCCGTATGCGTAAGTACTTGAAAAGTCAGTCGTTGATGTAGGTTTCAATTCCAAACCTAAGAACTTACTTGTTCGTGGTTCATTAAGTTTCCACGGTGTATTTTCTAACCATCTTAACATAACCTCTTTTCCTATTCCTTGAAAATCTATAGGAGTTCCCTCCAATTGATTTTCAATCATAAAACCTAAATGTTCGGGATGAGCATGTTCAGGCTCTCCCGCCCCTAAATTACGAGCATTCCAAATCAATTTTCCCTCTTTATTTCTATCAAAAGCAAAATTAGGGTCATCAAGCATTTCTCTAATATCACCTTCATAAAATCCATTCATTAAATGATTTAACGCTTGATGGCTCATTAAACCGTAAGGCCGTGGTAGGTTTCTATCCATACCGGGTTGTGCATTATCAATTTGATGGTCAATATAATCCTCAAATGCACCAGCATTCATAAGGTTTCTTTTGACTTCTTCAATATCGTAATTTTTTAGCAACCGCATAGCGAGGTCCATTGGTTCGCCTGTTTGAAACATAGCATCCTTTTCACTTTGGTTATTAACACCATAGTGTTCGTCTACATGCCTACTATGTGCGACAATGCCTTGAGGTCCATAAGGAAACTCCTGACCACAAACATGGCATGTCGGCATGAAGTTGCGAAGTAATGAGTAGACAAAAACCTATCCCTAGATTAAGCCTTCTTTGCTTTCCCAAGTCATACCTTTGCATTTAGTACAAAGCCAAGCAATGCCTTTGAAAACACCATCGCACTTTATGTACACTCTGCGAGTAGGATGGTGCTTACACTGCTCACAAATCTTACTTCTTCTTCTGCCTTTCACTCTCTTCCCTCATATAGTTGTACTTAATGCTTCTAACAATGCTTGTTAAATCATTAAACTGCTCTCTATTATAATCAACTTGCTTAGATACATGATAAATCATCAACCAAGTCGCAAAGAAGGCGATTATTGCTAAATAGCCCCACTCCATGCACAGTTCCAAAAAGAATCTGTACTTAAGATTGGTGTCACAAATGTAAGAGTCTTGCCATTACCGCTTTCCATCTTTTTACTTTTTCAGAATGTAACTTTTTGCCAGTGATTAAATCTCTATCAAATTGCTTTTCTGCTGCATCTAGTTCTTTCGACTTAGCATCAAACCAAGAATCTAACATAGTACACTCTTTACTCCAACTGTTCATTTTTATTTTCCTCCTGTAATTTTAACATTTCACAGCCAAACCTAATCTTGCTTGTACTGTCGAGATTCCAAAAAGACCCATCACCCGGAGTATTTTCATTTATGTATTGACATAACTCTCTACGAGACATGTTTTGAAAATCTTTACTAATCGGTACTCCTAGTATTGTGTGGTCGTTTGGATAAGATACAAACCTTTCAAGCCAGCAGTAGACATAGCCCATAACCTGCATAATAAACTTGATAAAAATGCCGACCAACTCCGATATAGATGCCGAAGGCGGTGTAGAAAATAAACTAGTAGGTGAGTTTTGCTACACTTAATTAGACTATTGCATCAAACTTTGATACCCAATCTGTTGCTGGTATCAAATCACGAAGTTCTATTCCTGTTTCATAACCATTGTCATTTGCCCAATTTATCAAAGCATTCGTTGATAGATTCCCACCGCTGCCGGGGATAAATGGGCAACCTCCAAGTCCGCCTATACTAGAGTCTAACTTTGTTATGCCAAACTCAAATGCAGATTTTATATTTGCAAATATATCATTAGTCCTTTTAGAGTTGTGGTGCATATGTAGACCAATATCAGCATCTACTTTTTTCACTTTGTCTAAAGTCCAACGCATAAGAGAAGGATGACAACTACCTATAGTGTCGCATAAAACAATATCACTGGCTAATTCGTCAGCAATTTCAGCAGTTGCTTTCAAATCATGCTCAGAAGGCTTGCCCTCAAAAGGACAGCCAAACGCACAGGAAATATACGCTCTTACATTTTCTCTGTCTACATCTTTAAGCATGTTTTGTAGTTTCCAATGAATCTCAGACAAGTTACTATTACCTAAATTACGATAATTAAACTCTCTTGAGGGTGAAAAGAATATATTAAACTTCTTTGCTCCCACCGATTTGGCCCTTTCAAAGCCTCTTTGATTAGGTACTAGTACTCCAAAGTCACCTAAGTGTTTAGTTTGCTCAAATACTTTTTCAGCATCTGACATATTAGGTACTAACTTTGGATGTACAAAAGAAGTTATTTCCATATTTTCAAAACCAGCCTTATGAAGACTGGTTATTAAATCAACTTTGTCAGAAGTACTTGTTTCAAATAAAACATTTTGCAAGCCATCACGAGGACCAACTTCGTAGATTTGAATGTCACGAGAACGGCCCATATTGAATCCGAAGGCAGTGCATGAAATAAAATGTTTGGTACTACTAAGTGATTAGTAAATACCCCATTGAGGTAATTTTGCTTGTATAGTTTGGCTTGGGTCAGACTCAGAAAAGTCCTCAACAGACTGAGGTTCGTCAATGATTCTCATCGGCAAACCTCCGGGGTCTCTTGCACGAAGGTCTCCGTATAGACTTGGCGGAGAGTAATTACCTAGTGACAAATAAGTATGTTCGTCATTTTGACTGCGTGGTAGCGGGCTAAAGGTTGGCTCATCGTAACCCAACCCGCCTTCTCTGCTAAAGTAGCCCTCACCTAAGTTTGCTAAGTCTTGTTGTAACTTTTGATGAGAAGTAGCACTTGCCATTGTTCTATCACTTGATACCAAACTACCTATGTCAGCGGGTCCTTGTGCAGAAAGTATACCTAACAAAGCACGGTTATACAAATCTTGACCCCTATGCGTAGGATTTACTAAAGCGTAAGTCGGTTTGTAAGCCTCTTGTACCATATTGTCTGTAGATAGTAAACCTCTCATCATATCAGCCTGACCAGCCACTTTATCATTATCAGCAGAGTGGATTTGATAACGCCTTGTGTCTGACCTTAAGTCTTGTTTTGGTAAAGAGACATAGTAATCTCCTCTTCTACTATCCGGTCTTTCAGTACTATAAGCATAATTGTCATCTAACAAAGCGTCTGTTAAGTTATCAGCAGCCCCTTTGAAACCATGCTGACCTAGTGTAGTTTGTGTTTCAGGAATCCAACGGTCAGTACGAGAGTGATGATATTGTTTTGCTTTGAGCAAATCCCACGCTTGCTCAAGGGGTTTCATGTTATTCACTCAAATACGGATTGCTGATACTCAGGAGGAGTCATGTCTTGACTATACCTAGCAACCGCACCTAACCTTCCTCCGGGTAGATTATTGTCTAGGCCCATTGCCCTTGCTGCTGCTGTTGCATTTTCTTGCATATGCTGCAAGTATTCGTCACGAGACATGTTCATTTCATCAAGAGTTTTCTGAGTAGGATGAGTGGTTCTATGGCTTTCCTTCATTGCATTTACCAAATACTGTTCATCAGGACTAAGCCTTGATATTGCATCAATCAGTTCTTGATTGCTACCGGGTGTCGGCCTGTGAGTTTTCGGAAATCCTCCTTGGTAATTAGCAGTTGGGTAATTGTAGCCTCCATGTCCTCGTGGGAAGTCAGGATTTTCAAGAGGGGCGAATTGATAGGCACTTTGCCTTGTAATGTCGCTATCGTATGGACTAATAGGCACTGTTCTCATGTTCCTTTCTCCACCTAAAACCGCTGCAATTCGACCACGGCTGTCTGTATCTGTGTAATTAGGCATTTCGTTAGTTTGCATATGAGCACCTAAAGGAAAATTAGGTAAACTTTCTCTAAAGTGGGCATCCGATACTTCGCCTCTAAAACCTGATATGCCTTTACCATCCACCCATGGGGTGTCAGGGTCTAAGGGTATCGCTTTTAATAAGTTCCATGCTGCGTCAATTGGTTTCATGTTATTCACTTCTTATCAAGGGCTTGAGCCGGGACCCATTCGGCTAACTCGGTTTTGCAACTCTTGGATGCGCTCTTCTAATTGCATTCTTTCAAGAGTACCGGGAATAGTGTTATCTAATCGTGCCGTTAATTCACCAAGCAACTGTGTCATGTGCATTTCAGGACTTACTGTACCCTGCGCTTCTGACAATGCAGCCAGTCTTGCTTCTTCTGCATTATCCAAATGAGCAGGGCGCTGCGCTGTAACCTGAGCATGCGCTGGAGTCTCGTCACCAATTTTCTGTCTTGATGATACGCTAAACGGATTCATACTACCTTTTCCACCAGTGAACATAAAATGACCGGGGCCGTCGGGCCAATTGGCATCACCATAGTCTATTGGCTCATCGGCATATTCGTCATCCATTCTTATTGCTTTCAATAAGTTCCATGCTGCGTCGATTGGTTGCATTTCAATTTCCCCTTATAGTGCTACTCTTGATGAAAGACCACCAATGTTACGACCCGCTGGGCTGCCCTCACTACCTGCGCTTTCTCTAAAGCGTGCATCTTCTTCACCCTTGCTCCTGTCTAATAAGTATTTGACATAATCCGCTTCTTCTTCTTCTGTCATTCCCATTTCAAGTTCTTCTTGCCCGGCCATACGGTTTCTACTTTCATCACGCATGACATTAGCCCGCTCAGTTTGCCTTGATATATCACCAGTCGCTGAACTAATATCTTGCGGCATGCCCGCAAGTTGTGTCATAGTTTGTAAATTGTCAGGCTTCATTCTCACACTACGGTCGATGGCACGCTGCTCTGCTGTAGGAGCGCGCTCTCCATGCATCGGTGAGTAAGCCCGCTCAGTGCGAGCCTTGAGTATGTTCCAAGATTTTTGGAAAGGATTCTTAGGAGTGCTTAAGTCAAGTCTTTGAGGCGGGCGAGCAGAAAGCAAACGAGACTTTTCAGGTACACCCTCTGCCTCTTCTTCTTCAAACCTCTCATCCATTGTTGCTTCATGCATTGGGTTCTTCACTGGCTCGTCACGATGCTGTCCGGGGTATTCCTCGGTAGGTTCGTGTGACAGTTCTTCATCGTCGTCTATCTCAAGGCGGTTAAAGTGAGAACGGTCTAATTTCAATACTGACCAAGCGTTATCAAATGCTCCCATGCGTAAAGCCAATGCGACTCAGGGTAAAAAGCCAGCGGTCTATTTTAGTTTACCCTGTGCATCAAACATCTGTCTCGTAAAATGCTCTTGAGGAGTTTCTTGTTTATCCGTTGATATACTCGCTGTATGTTTGTTTCTCGCTGCCCATTGAGGGAGGCCGAACAACATCAAGTTACCATCCACCCAGCCAGTTCTTTTTTCAGGACTCATCCAAGTAATGTGCGGCAAATCTTGAGTCGCATAGTTGCCGACTTGCATCGGGTTGTCTACATCAAAGTTCTCAGCCTCTTCTTTAAGGAGTTGCCAAGCCTGTTCAAATGACCTCATGAGTAAACCCAAAAGGGATGAAGGTAAAAAGCCACCTGTTCTTTTGGTGCACCAAAAAGTTTCTGAAAAAAAAATTAAAAAAATGCCGTGCGTGGTTAAAGGAGCGTAAACTCCCGTGTAAACTCCATCTCTCCGGCGAAGCCCCGTGTAAACTCCCCCTGTAAACTGCGGTGCTGCGTTCTATAAACCGCTGTACTGCTAGCCAATAGTGCGGTTTACCCCTGCGGGTAAACCGCCGTGCTGTCCTGTCCGTA